CGAACTCTAAATCCATAGTTACGACCATAGCTTAGGTATAGGCGTTCACTGAATAGTTTTTCCCAACCATACTCACTGTCTGGTTCTGCTGGGTACGCACTATCTTCTGAACACTTGGGATTGTCTGGGTCTAGTTGATTATATTCTGGATAGACGCAGGCGCTGCTGGTATAGAATACATTCTTAACTCCTTTCTTAACCATCTCATTAAGAATGTTAAGATTGATTGTAGCACTGTTATGCATGATATCAGCATCGTTATCTCCAGTGCTGATAAATCCGGCACCGCCCATATCAGCTGCTAGTTGATAAATTTCATCAATATCACTGGTAATAATCTTAGCTACTAATTCCTGATTTCTTAAATCTACAATGTGAAATTGATCAGCATCAGTTTTAGAATACAGCGGATATTTTAAATCAGCACCAATTACACAGTGTCCTTGATTTTTTAAACTTGTAACCAAATGTGTTCCAATAAACCCACCCGCGCCACAAACTAATATTTTTTTATGTTCCATATTTTTCTACCAAATTATCTATCTCAATATTCTTCATCGTATTTAAATGAGATGCATTATACTCTAATATATCCTTTACTACATATGTAAAGTCAGCTTTTATTTCATCAGACCAACTATTAACTTCTTCTAAAACTTTAAGAATTTTGCGGAATCTTATTTTGTGATCTTTTTCCTGATCGTAGCTTTCGTCCCAAAATTCATTAAAGGTTTTAAATCCCATATCTTTTACGTGTTGTAAACTTCCGGGGGCGGCTATCATTACAAACGGCTGTTTGAATGCAATAGGTTTATAAGTTTTTTCTGTGATATGAATAATATTATTAAAAAAATAAGTTTCAGTAACAATATTAACCAACGAATTATTATAAAAATGTTGAACTGGATCAACACTCTGCTCCATTGGATAGTTGTTAAAGTTAGGATTATCTAAAATTAAAGGTAATAAATTGTCAGCAACTAAAACGTCAGCTGCATTTAAATCCATATCAGCAAATCTTGATAATAAGTATTTGCAATTATCAACAAACGATCTATTAGATTCTGGTTGTGTTTTGTCCATACTATAATAAGATTGATCTATTAGACCAGTTTTAACCATTTGTAAATATAGCATTAATCGATGATCGTTATATCTTCGATTAAAACACAGAAATGTTTTTTTTCTAGTACCAGTTTTGTATTCAGTAATTTTGTTTAATGCCGACTGAACATCACATTTATCAATCCTAAATATTGGAAAATATTCCATATTCATTTCTGCAAGTTTATTTTTACGCTGGCAATAATCTTTATAAATTTCTTTTCCGTTGTAACAATTACTAAGATAAATTATCTGCGTTAACGGAATACTTTTAGAAGTAAAATAATCAGACATATGATCTAAAAAATCATCATCCATATAACCCTCGTACAAAACAGTTATTAAAAAATAAGCTGTTCTATTTCTTATTCTAAACAATACTTCTTTGTGTATTTCGTTATTATCAAAAAAACCGTCGGCACCGTGAAAGTTATGAAATTTATCTCTATAATGAAATGTAGTCCAGTTTAACTCGTATAAAAAAGATTCGTTTGGTAACTTATAACTAGGACAGATATTAGAGTTGACTATTCTAGAATGAAGATGCGGTCTTTGAAATAAATCTCCCCTAATCTGCGGGAAATGATAATCAACTGATGCTGCCATCATATCTGCTAGAGTAGGCATCCTATTATTTGTCAATGGGCCGTTAGGGCCTATCCATTCGTATACTAGATTTAATTTTTTACTCATCTTTACATCTATTATAAAATTCTACCATCTCTGGAAAGGTTTTGGAAAAGTCAGTACCGCGTCTACGGTCATATTCTGTAAACCAATTATAAAAATCTTTGCGGCCTTCTTTTAATTTTTCTTCAGAATAGTGTGTTGTTTCCATATAATCAACTACTCGACGAAACTTTTCATACTCTAAACTTGTAAAATATTCAGTGCTACGATCATATATATTTGATTTAATAAATTCCAAATTTTTATGCATATAGGGCATAAACTCCTCCTTTGGCAATATATTCATATCGTATTGCAAAGGTTCTTTTAAGTAAGGAGTGTCAAATCTAATACGCTGTTCTCTAGTTTTAAATATATCATTATAACGCTTTCTCCATTGCAATATTTTTTGCAATAACAATTGAAAATTTGGAACTGATAATATATTAAATGTAATCATAAAAGTTATTGGCAATTTTGTTTTTTGCATATAAATTTCAAAATTCTTTTCCCAAGATTCTAAATTTAATCCAGTTCTAATATATTCAGCCGGCGTGCCCCAAGTATCTATACTAGTAAAAATTTTAAAATCTTTTATCTTTCCACTGTTAACTAAATCATTGGCACGCTCTGCAAGGCGTTCAATAAGGATTGGTTTAACTCCAAAGTTACTGTTAATATTAAGTTCTAGATTAGGTAAGGGATTTTTATCTAAATCGTCCAACAATCTCCAGGTACTCTTTTGTAATAAAGGTTCACCGCCTGTGATGCGTAAAATGTTTAAAGTCTTACTAACTTCTGGCCACCACTTCCACCATGCTTCTACATAAGGATTAACTTCCTCTTCGTAGATTTTAAACCAGTTGATATCGCCTCGGTGATTTTTTACTGTAGTATACGGGCCGTAATCTTTAATTTCTTTGTAGTAACTACTCGAATGTTTAGGATGGCAGTACCCACATTTAAAATTACATTCGTTTCCAAAACTTATTTCAATATATTCAGGATTTATGTTTTGATCCCACTCGCCTGTCTTAATTTGTTCAAATCTTTCAGGCGTATATATTGTGCTGTTTCTTTCTTTTCGATCACTAATATAGTCTTCGCCTAATGCTTCAATGTTCCAACAATATTGACATCCGCTAGGTTTTTCACCATTAAGCATTTCTAAACGTTCGTGTTTTTTCTGTTCAGTATTATGTAATGCACTGGGATTTATGAGAATTTCTTCTAAAGGAATTTTGTGCGGGCGAGGATGATAGCAACTATGTGTTTCGCCAGTTTGTAAGTAGATGGTTGTGTGATGCCACTTAGCCATACAGAAAGTAGGCGAAATTTCATTCATAATAGGAATAAATTTTTTTATTCTATCAACATTGTTGCTAGGCATTTTTCAAATTCTTCTTTAAGCCAGTCAAAGTCATTGATCTTTGACAGCATTTTTTTATTACCCATCCATTGATATCCAAATGTTTTTCCATATTTTGCGCCGGCAATAGAAAATTTACCAAATGGACGATCCTCGCCTTTCTTTATCCAACTTTCTAATCTCTCATCGGTTTCAATTGCATACTTGCTATCAATTATTTTGCTAGCCAATTTAACACATTCTCTAAAAGCTGAGCGCCAGGCTGAAAATTCGTCCGTATTAAATACCGTAATATTACTAACTTTATTAATAGATTTAAATTTTTTACTAATAGACGTGGTCATATCAACAGATTCAATATTCATTTCTAATGTGTTCTTTGTTGGCAATAATTTAACACCTCCGTATCCGTAGATAAGATCGTTAACAGGATTTTGACTTGCCCATACGTGTACTGTTGAAGTTTGTTCTAATCTATTTCCGGCATCGTAATGAGGGAAATATTCAATTTTAAAATTAAAATCGTCAACAATTTCTGCATCAGCGTCTACTACCCAAAACATTTCTGTATCGGATATTTTAGCAGCTTCAAGATGTGCCCGATGTATTCCCTTAACTCCATGTATGCGTTTAGCATTAGAAAATCTATTCTTTAATTTTTTGTAGTTTTCGTCGGCATTTACTTCATTGTAACTAATAAAGATTATATCATATGGTTTTGGTTTGCTAGCAATAACATCTATTTCTTTCTTGTTAAAATAAAATCTATGATTAAATTCTTTTTGCGAAACTTCTACATTCTTAGGAAATAAACATATACCATCTCTATAAGTATCATTCAACCAGACGTGAATATAAGATTCATCCCATTTGGGAATTCGATAATCAAATGTAAATGTTTCTAATACATTCAAATCATCCCATACTACCCAAAAGAATTTTGTAAACGCTTTTTTCTTAATATCATTTAATGTTTCAACATTGCTTATTTTTTGTGCGCTAGGAAATCTTTGACGGAACTGTTGCCAGCTCTCAACGTTAACATTTTGTTTGCTTACATAAAAAATATCGTAGATCATCTTAGGTATGTGTTAGTAAGTTTAATTGTTTCTTCGTATAAATCTAAAGTATACTTGCTTTGGCCGGCATCCAGATAAGGATAATCAAACCCCATACCTCGTTTAATTTGCTCTCCTAAATGCCGTATATCGTCTTCTAATGTACCGTAATTGACATTTTCATTGTAGATGTTTTTTAATATTTCAAAATCTCGAACATCGACATAATTCCAATCAGAACAGTTTGTCATCCATTGACCTAATCTAGCACCGTGGATAGCATAAAGACCATTTTCTTCGTGAGCGCCAACAGTTGACCAAACTTTAAGTCTATGTATGTTATGCCACCATATACGTTCTTTAATCTCATCTGCTGGAATTTTAACTCCGTCGAGTAGAGTCATTTTAACACCTTCTCGAAATCCTGCACGCCAGGCCTGGATTGGTGATCCCGTAATAACAGTTTCACTGTAGCATTCTGCAAACTGCTTGTATCCGTCTTCCCAACAAAAATCAACCTGTGCTCTTTCGCTGTCGCTGGCTTCGTGACTTTTCATATTAAGAATAAAGTCTTTGCGCCAAATTTTTAAGCCTCCGTTACCATAGAGTAAGCCGTTAATTCTATTTCGAGACAACCAACTGTAAACTTGTATATCTTTATTGTTGGGATCAAACTCTAAGTTGAAAAATCTATTGTCAACAATGTTGTCCGCATCAACAGTAATAACCCATTCTGTTTCGCTTAACTCTGCTGCGGCTTTGTGAGCGGCATCGCTACCTTTAACACCGTGAACACGTTTAGCCCAGGGCACTTTGTTGCAGAGATCAGCATAATGTTGATCAGCATTAGGCTCATCATAACTAAGGAAAACAATATCAAGCTCTAAGGTCTTCATAGGTATACTTGTCAAAAATTCTTCGCGTGTAGATACTAAATTTTTTAGGAAGATCTATTTTAATACGTTGTGGATACTTTACCAGTTCATTGACATTAAAACTGATCATTTCCTGCAGAATATTAGGATCATTATATTCAGTTATTAAAAATATCATATCTTGATCGCCTTGCCATTCAACCGTTTTTAATAACGGATTAATCTTAAATGTTAGCAATAATTCTTCTCTATCATACTCAATAGCAATATCTGGTTTAGTAACATTACTCCATCGTTTGTCTATAACTCTATGTAAAACATCATCAATTTTATGAAGACCAGTTATACTAGAAAGATTTACTTTTATAACTCTTCCAGAGATAACATCTACCTTGTAGTGACGCAGAGTTTCTCCGCTTTCATAAATTGCTAAAGCAATAGAATTATCAACTTGGATTTTATTTTTGATTCCGGCTACAACTTGTCCTGGATGAAGTGCTATTACATTACCATCATTATTAAATTCGAAAAAATATGTTTCTTCAGGAATTTTTAAAGTTTTTATCCATTCTTCAAAAAGAGGAAGGTCTAGTTTTTCTTCCATACTATCTCCTCTAATATACTAATTAATTCATCAGTAATAATGTTTTTTTCAACATAATGAATAATATCAGTCTGTTGATAGTTTCCAATTTTTAAACCGCCGTCACTCTTAAGATAAAATCCCACTTGATCCGTAACCCGGTCAGCATCCCAAGGCCAATTCTGCACCTGAGGTTTTAGATGTACGACTCTTGGAAAATCTAAAGGGTAGGCAATTTCACTGTCAATATCTAATAGTTTTGCAGACAATGCAAACGCTTCATCTGTACCTATAACTTTAGGTGTATGATTACTTAGATATAAATTTTTAAATTCAATAGGATTAATAAAAATCTGCCTTGCTAATTCAAAAAATTCTTTGCCTGCATCTTTTTTAAAGAAAGTCCACATGGAATAAAGATTAGGCAATTCATTTTTAGTAAATGTTTTACGATAGGCATCGCTGGTAACAACTTCGCCCCTATATGTATATGCCTTATTGGCAATATATAATTCAGAGTTTTCTATAAAGTAATCAATCCAATGACTATAATCTCTTAAAAATAACATATCTGCATCAATACAAACTGTATGATCCCAAGGCGTAAGATGATCCATCCAACTACGTCCATCCCAAAATGTTTGTTCGGGCCATTCAATAACTTGGTCAAATACCCAAGGGCTTTTTAAATTATCTAAAAGTGTTTTATCGGTAATGACTAATGCTACCTTATCATAACCTTCACGTTGTGTATTTTTGATACTTAAAGCAGCGGCATAGGCTAATTTAACATAGTCTATATCCGGGTGGGCTGCTACAAACATTAGGTAACCAAAGTTCATATTAACTCCAGAAGACTATCTTTGTTTCTGATTATACTTTGTTTGTTCATAATATGAACATCGACACCTCGAGTTGTGGCGGCCCAGAACGCTGAAACATCTTGAGGTTGGCTGACTAAAAATGTTAGTTGATTGTTATTAACACTCTGTAAAACATCTTTATCAAATACTGTTAATATAGGTGGAAGTGTATAGGCAAATTCAGTTTCAAATCCATTCATAATATGTTTAGCAACACTAAAGGCAATGTCGTTTCTAAACTGTTTGGGATTAAAACGGAATAGGTCTGCATAGTAAACATAATTGTCTTTGACAAAGTCTACCAATTTAAAAAAGAATTCGCTTTCGGGGCTTTTGTCAAACATTACGGTTGTAGCCCAGAACATATGTACGCCAGTTTCGCTTACACGACTGTCTAGAATGCCGCTACGGTCACCGGTTAAATCGGTCATACTATGAGCCATCATTACTGGAGCATCCACTGACCAATATTCGTTTAGTCTATTTGAAAATACAAGATAGTCGCTATCAAGTAATAGTGTTTTGTTGTAGGGGCTTAATTCCCAAACACTATATCTATTTGAATTTACAAACGGTATAATTTTACTTTCAAATCCGTCGTGCAGATTTCTTACATTTTTAGTATAAGGTCTTTCAACTTCTATAATTTTATCAAAAACTTCTTTAGCTTTAGCCAATGTTCCCGATTCTTCAAGCCAATTTAATGTGCCTAGATCTGTGACTAAACTTACAGGGATACCTAGATTTTTTTTGGCAAGGCCTCCTGCAATTATAGCCATTAAGCCGTAATCAATATCAGGACTATTATGAGCAAATATTAATGCACCTTGTGTCATACATCCAATAACTTTTCAACTGTTCTACTAGATTTAATTTTTTGATAATCTTCATAATATTCATAGGTAGATGTGAAGTATCTATCTATAATTTCATCTTTAAATGCCTGTAGATCGGCTATAAGTACTGGATTTCCATTTTCGTCAATAAAAGGTACATTTTCAACGCGACCTTGATCTATCAACATTTGTACAAACACAATCAGTTCACGATTGATTTTAAATAGACCGCCTGCATGACCGTAGGTTAGCTTTGCAGCAATTTTTTCTTTAAGGGTTTTTCTTTGAATGGCAAGAGTCTGGCGATAATTGGCAAACTCAAGAGCCTTAGATAATCTGTCGTCCATTGGGTCTCCGAATAAACATAGCTGTTTATTTACCAGCTATGAATTGAGCCCAAAATATTATCCGCCAGTTATTGCACTAGCATTGTACGAAGAATAGCTATAACTTGTCCAGGTACCGCTAGGAGTTAAAGCATGGCCGCCAGTGGGATATGTGATTTCAACAGAATAGCTTAATGTGCCATCGACAATATCTTCTGGCAACGGCGGGGCGCCTGGCATTGGATCAACATATGGATCTGCCCAGGTTAGATCAAAATAGAATATGTTTGCTCCGCCCGAACTGTTGTTTGTATTAACACGAACTGCTATTTTATAACTGTTAGATGCATAAGGAGCTGAACTAAAAACTTGGTAAAGATCAGTAGATGCCACATTCCACCCATAAACTCCAATACCGCCAAATTCTTGAGTTCCTGCAGAACTTAATAGATTACTCCAAGCGGTATTTTGCGAACTAGCGGCTCCTCCAGTTCTAGAACTAGCTATTCTTATTCTACCTCCGCCGTTCCAAAAATAACGTGCTTCGTTAGCGTTTGCAAAATTGAGAGTATAAGTTGCAGTCACTGAACTGGCCCAAGAACTTGTTCTCGAATTGCCTCCGGCAGCGGCTGTAGTTTTTCTAGTTGAATGACAGTTAAATCTGTCAGAGTCGACTGTGCTTTGATAGGCTAAAAAGTTTGTTGCATCAGTTGTGTCGAGTAAATCTCCCGAAACTTTTCCTGCCAAAGTTAGAGCACCAGCTGAGCCATTTTGATGAGCACTGGCATTTAATAAATCATATCTAATGTTATTATAATCATTTGCATTGATGATGGTGCTTGTGGTTACTCCTGAACCAAAAGTGGATTGGCCGTATCCTCTACTTACGGAGCCAACGCCCATAACGTTAACACCGGTAGTATACGGTGTGTTAACATCGCTTGCAAGTACTGTGGTTCCTGATCCTGCCATTTTTAATCCTTAGAGAACAATTGCTTCAATTAATTTTACTTCAGTATTTAGACTTGTTTCTAATGCGATAGCAAAGGTATTGGAATTAGAATCTTCGCTAACAGTTGCATACCCATCGGGTGCTGCTATCAGTCTGTCACCTTTTTTAACTTGACCGATAACTTTTACAGGTACTCGACCTTTTAATGCAACATAAGTACCGCCATCTAATTCAGTGTTCATCATATAACCTGGATTTCCAGATACAACACCTATAGCACGTTGACCGACCCAAACACTGGCAGTAACTTCACGTTCTCCGCCCACTATTATCACAGTACCAATTTCATATTCTTTGTCAGCTAGATATTTCTCAGCAAGGTCTGCTGCTTGAACTGCTGTGGCGGTGCCTCTAAAAATTCTAGCTGTAATATCTCCACTACTATCTCTTGCAGCAATAGTTAACGGAGTTTGTGTGGTCATTGCCGTCTTATATGCGGAGGCCGGATTATCAGATGCACTGTTATCTATTTTTATACGATCAGCTTTATCAGCAGTACCTATAAACTGATTAGCTACTAAATTACCACTAGCAGTTCTTAATGCTACAGTTGAGTTTGTTGCTGCATCGCTAGCTTCTGTATTATTTAATCTACTGGCATTTGTAGCAGAACTTGCATTGCCGGTAACATTACCTGTTAGATTACCAGTAACATTACCTGTTAGATTACCAGCGACATTGCCAACAATATTACCTGTAACATTTCCTGTTAGATTACCAAAAAACGCACCTACTATACTTGTTCCTGCAATGTTGTCTGAAAATATTTGATAAAATCTATCCGCATCGCTGCCTAAACTTACGCCCGATGACGGTATAACTGATTCGTTGTCAATTTGTAACACGCCAGCGGCATCACCGCCTGCTGGCAATAAAATTATCTTACTGCCTGTTGAATAAGTTCTAAACAACAAATCCGCACCGTTAGCAATTTCAGCGGCTGCACGTGGAACTGAACCTAAAATAAATCCGTTATTAAAAGTTACAGAGGTGGTAAATGTTGGAGAATCTTTTAATACAAAATCAGTTATATCATAAAATACAGAACTGTCTTCAATATCCACAAGACGTTGAGCAGATGTTGCCGTTCCCCAAATAACAGTACCTGATGCAGATGTTGTTATTCCGTTATCGTTATCAGTGTTTACAAGTGTAATACCTTTTTTAATTCTTCCAAAATTTGGAAGAAGAGTTTTGTCAGCATCACTAAGATTAAATGTATCTTTGCTAAAAACTGCAATGTCAGTTCCACCTGATTTGATTTTAGCAATAGTGTGGCTTTCATTCCCGGTGTCTTTAACTGTAACTGATGTTAATGAGGTTTCGCCTAATGTTCCGGGACTTTCTGGACCAACTAAAACATATTCACTACCAGTCCAGCAGTATAATTGTTGTGCAAGACTATCAAACCAAAATTCGCCAGCACTTAATCCCAATGGAGCAGTGGCGCTTGAAGTTGCTCCTCCAACTGGTCTAAATCTTGTTCCATCATAGATTTTAATTTTTCTATCTGAAGAATCGTACCATAATTGTCCGCTGACTGGTTTACTTGGTTGACTTGCTCCGGCAAAATGTTCTAGTAGATGTAAGAAATTTTCATTCTGAACTTGTCCGTAACCTGCATAATTTTTGCCAACAAAACGAATATTAGTGGTAGAATCTATCGTACCATCTGCTACTGAAACTAAGAATGTTCCGTTGAATTTATTTACTTGATAGGCCATTTTATACCTTTTTCTTTAGCTCTTCAATTTGTTCTTGTTGATCTTTAATTGCTTCTACTAGATAAGCTACTAATTTTGTATAATATATTCCATTAGGATTACCTTTATCATCTTTTACAACCAAGTTAGGTAATACTTTATCTACATCTTCTGCAATTAAGCCGGCCTCATTAATTGAAGATTTATCTTTTCTATCATAAGTTACACCAGTTAACTTTAATATATCTTCAAGAGCATTTGAAATAGGATTTACATTTTCTTTAACTGTAATAGTAGATGTTTCAACTAGTTGTGAGCAGGTAATTCTTGCTCCTACTCCTAATCCACCAGTAATTCGTATAGCACCGGTAGTTGTTGATGTACTAGGAGTAGCATCTGTAACAACAATAGGTCCGTTAAAAGTTGATATTCCCCCTGCTGCATCTAATCGTGTCGCTGGAAAACCCCCTGGGGTAACACCGTCATGAACAACTACTGTTTTCTTTGTGGTGTCAATTGTAAGTTCACCAGGAGCACCCACGAACGTTGCGTGTTCAGTTGTTGTTCCACGCCTAAATTGTATTCTTTTTGCCATTCTTTAAAACTCCCGATTTATTATAATCCGCCGTAATCTACAAATGTATCAGCACCACTGGTAATTAATCCGTAATCCTCGTCGGCATCTCCGCCGATTAATCTCCATTCAGCACCATCGTATCCTTCCCACTCGCCAATTGTAGTGTTAAATCTAATCATTCCCCTATCAGGAGATGCAGGTCGTTGTGCAGTTGATCCAACTGGAACTTTAACTGCCCCTACTCCTGTAAAAAATACGTTGCCAGCTACCGATAAAGTTCCGTTCATTGTTGCATTATCAGTTACTGATAAAGTAGATCCTATAGTAGTAGATCCTGTTGTATTTAAAGTAGTAACTCTGGCCGTACCAGGAGTTGTTCCGCCAATATTAAAATTATTTAAACTTCCAACTGTTCCAGATGATAGATTAACAGCGCTGGTACTGCCTGCAAGATTAACATTAAAATTTGATGATGATCCGCTGCCAGTCATATTAAATGCACCGCTAACTGCGATACTTTGAATTGCTAATGGGGGAGTAATGCCTCCTGGGCCTGGGGCTGTTTCCACTGTTCCTACTAATTTACCGTAAAATGTATTAGCTGTTACTTCTTCTGCATTTACAGTTTTCCATTTAGCTGCAACTGAACCAAGATCATACAATCCTGTAGAACCTGGTTCAATTCCTGTTCTTTTTACTACAACTACATCGCGTATATCAGTATCATTGTTAGATATTCTTATAATTATAGATTGATTACTGGTGCTTTCAATAGTTGGACTATTACCACTTAATATTCGAATTCTAAAATCATCTTGATCGCCAACTTTTAGACCGTTATCCGAAAAACTAATCTGAGAATCAAATCTTGTAGAGCCTGTTCTTAAAAAATCAGTAACTAAAAAACCACCCAATCTTTCTGAATTTGATGCAGTTCCTTTAAATCTATGAACACTACTGGTCTCTCCTGTAATAGCACTATTGATAAAATTAATACCAGGAGTTATCTGTAAAAATCCAGTAATAGGATTCAAAACATTATTCAATGTAAATTCAGCTCTACTAATTATAGCAATAACTTCGCCACCAACTTGAAACTTAATAATCTGTTGATCAGTGCCTACTGAGTCTTTAACTACTGCCGGCAATGCCGAAGTGTTACCATATGCTGGAGATCTTTCCGGTCCAACTACAACAAACTCTGTACCGTTCCATACATTAATTTGTTCGTTCTGATTATCCCACCAAAAATCACCTACTGCTAGACCCGAAGGTGCATTAGCACTAGATTCAGCGCCGCCGACTAGTTTAAATTTAGTACCGTCATAGACTTTAATTTTTTTATTAACAGAATCGTACCAAAGTTGTCCTAAGATTGCTCTAGGAGGTGCGCTAGTATTGGCAAAATTTTCTAATAAATGTAATAGATTTTCATTTTGAATTTCACCGTAACCACTATAATTTCGACCTACAAGACGTAGGTCCGTAGCAGTACTATTGATGGTTTGATCATCAATCGAAACTAAAAAAGTACCATTATATCTATCAATTTGATATGCCATTATTCGCTACCTAAGTTCTTATCTAGTATTTATCGCAGTTCTTTAATTGGGTTCGGGCTCGCCTATATCATTAATAGGTTCTACAGGCCATATAGGACCTATAGGCCAAGTGGCTTGTTTATCAGCATCTCTAACTGCGGTTCTATACTCTGCCCAGGCGTCTTTCCAGGCCTGGTCTTTTTTAGCCTGTACACTAGGCATTTCAGTCCAATCAGATACAGCTAATAGGCTTTTTTGTACACTTCGAGCTGCGATCAATGCATTAGCGGTAACATCTGCTTTTTCTTGATCGCTCATATCTTGAAGTTCCCAGGTCTGTGTGGCTACTGTTCCGTCAAAAATTGGAGTTAATTCTACGGCTTTTTGCAACACTCCTGCGGTAGGAGGCAAAGTTCTAATGAATTCTGCATATCCTAACGTTAACAATTCGCTAGAATCAATGATCGAAGGAAAGGAAATATGTGGATACAGATCTCGTATAGTCTGCACTGTCAGTGGATATCCTACTGGTTGTTCGTTTTCTATTTTAATATAAAGTAACATTGTCTTTTCCTGTTAAAGTTTATTAGTATCATCATGGAAAAAATATCCATTACCGGTACTTGGATTTCCGTCAGCATCTGTAATTGTAGGGCCGTATACATACACTGCTAATAAATCCGCACCGTAATTTTCTCCAAATTGGATTCGTATAGGATAATAAACATTAGCTAATAAACTAATAGAAGCTTGAATGTATCTTGCACCGTGTAGGCCTCCGTTATTTACTAAAGCATTTCCTGTACTAAATCCCGATACTGCTGTTGTTCCTATCCATAAATGACTTGCATCATCTGATGTTGTAGCAAATGTATATGTGCCGTCGGCAGGGGCTCTAAAGTATCCTTTAAATTCCCAACTGTATTGATCAGTGTAAGAACTAAAATATGAAAAATCTGTTACAATTCTAGTTTCAACTGTTGAATTAGAAGCAAAATAATTAACATTGTCATTATAATAACCGCTAACTCTTTTGCCCCATAATCCCGCATAATAAACAGGTGTGCTGTATTGTGCTTTCTTTTCGTTATAATTAGTAGTAATTTCAGCCTGTGTTAGTTCTCTATTATAGATTTTAAAAACGCCAAGATCCATTACCTGTTGATAGTTGTTATCATTTCTCCAACCGCCTATTCTGCCGACTCCGCTGTTAAAATTAGCATAAGGAGTATACTGATTTGAATATTGTTGGCTGAGAGACTGCGAAACTCCGTTGATATAAATCTTATTTCTGTTATAGTCCCCAACATTCATAACAAATACATAATGAGCCCATCGGCCAGTAACATTGAGTGAGTTAATTCTACTTGCTGAAATACCGTAAATATCTCCTTGTCCTGTATTATAACCTAATGTTCCTCCTTGTGTCCAAACATCGTGTATATTCCATCCAAAGAACATTCCGCTAGCAAAGCTATAGGCAATAGTCCACATTTCAACTGTAATAGTGGTAGAAGTTAATTCGTTGGCATTAAAATCTATCTTAGTATTTTGTGTTGCTGGAAATCTAATAACCTTATTAGATCCTAAAGAAGGAACTGTAGCTGGAGCATATCCTAAAGTGATAGTTCCACTGTTAGCATTTCCAGAAATATCATAGATTGTATTTCCACCGCTATATGATGCTGCATTTTCTGCATCATAGTACAATATTAAACCATTAATAGAAGCTACCGAAATTGGTGTAACATCATTAGCGTTGTATGGATAACTTCTATTTGCTCCCCATATAATCCTAACTGCACCCGCGCCGCCAAATCCTGCACCAGTAGAGCCGCTGCCGTCAGTATCATATCCGGCGCCACCTCCGCCAGGAAAACCTCCATTCGGTTGTGTTCCGTTAGTTCCTGCAGCTACTGATCGTATTGCCTGATTGATGGAATTTTTAGAAGCGTAGGTTCTAGTGTCCCAAAGAAGTGTGTTATTTCTATCTCTAATGGTTACTGCAAATCCTGCAGGACCGCCATAGTTTGCCACAGCAAAAGATAAAATCACTATGCCTTGACTAGCAGTAAATGTAGAAACCGTTGATCCGCCAAAATTACTTTCAACTCCTACAAGTCTACCGTCAACTCTAACTTCTATATAATTGTCGGCTGTATACTCCATAGTATATGTGCCAGTGTACGGAGCATACCATCCTCTGTTATAAGTGCCGTTATCGTACCATACTCCGTAGGTGTTTAAAAAATTGCCCCAGGCATAAGATAATGTAACAGGATAAAAATCAACCTGTGAATTTATATTGCTGGAGATAAAATCAGTTACAGAATTATAAGAAGACCCTCCACCACCGTTACCGGAGCCATTATTTGAAATTCCTTTTAGCCCAGTGCCGCCGCCGCCAAAACCTCGAATGTCATTATTATTACCACCTGCTCCGCCGCCACCGGTAGAACCTACACCAAAAGTTGGACTGTCTCTACTGCCAGCGCCTGCTCCACCACTGCCGGTATATCCGCCGGCGCCGCCGCCGCCACCCGTAAGATAGTTTCCGCCAAAAAACTCTGATCCGCTTCCGCCTGCGCCTCCTGGAAATCCTGTAAAGTTAGTTAAGGATGTGGTGTCGTTTGAAGAAGTTGTAGGGGGAGTAAAATTACCAGTATATCTAGCAACACCTTTGGTTATTCTAAACTCATCAAGGTACATAGGTGGTGACTGTTGACCACCAGTATGGCTAGACTCGCCAACTCTTAAAGACCCGCCATTAGAATTAATTACTCCAGTTTCTGTAAAACTAGAAATAGAGACACCGTTAGCATATACTGTTACTGTTGATCCACTTCTAACCACTGCAAAATGATGCCATTGTAACGGCGGAAAAAACTGTCTTATATTGTTAATACGACGGACACCGTTAATATAAAAATTATCAATAGAATATCCAAATCTAAATAATATACCGTTTCGATAGTCTCCAAGTTCCCAGATAGTTTCATAAGGTTCCTGATCTTGATCATTAACCCATAGCCATCCTTCTATGGTAAAATCTCCGCCTAGAACAAAATCTGTTCCGCCTGTGACATAAAAAGATGATCTACCGTTAAAATCTATGCTGCCTGATCCAAACTTTTTAAATCTTGTAGTCTGCAAAGGATAGCCGGTGCCATTGAGATCTTGAAAGTTTGATATTGTTTTAGGATTAGGCGAGCTATCGACAAAGTTCCTTGAGCCATCTCCTCCGTCACCAGTTAATAGCAATACAACAGATGAAGAATATTGATCGCTTGTACTACCTGCAGGTACTCCGCCGTTGCCGCCACGATTTCCTACGCCAGGTTGGCCGCCGCCGGCAGCTACTAATAGTCTATTACCGTATTCAATGGTAAAATTATCTATACCTATGTGATCAAATTCGCTACCGCTAGAACTTAGTTGATAAATTCTTATATAAACTCCAGCTCTCTTCCAAAGAGAAGGAATCGCTATTTCTCCATCTGTCCAAGAATATACTAATGAAAAAGGATAGATAATATCAGTATAACCTGAGTTATTGTTGGCATTACCTGGGCTTAAAGATAATGCAATACCAAGATATTCACCGTTGTCAACCTGCTCGCCGCCATTTGTTCCATTGCCGTAAATATATCTAATTTTTAACTTAGTAGCATATGTTAAATCTTGAGACTGAGTAGTAGCCTGACGAAATCCAGCGTTGCCATTAAATCCTAAATAAGCCGAACTTCCTGAAATACCACTAGATGCAAATCCAGGACCTGCAGGGTATCCGCCCGTTCCAGTTCCCCAATTTTTAACAGTTACACCTTGGCTGCTAATCCATTTAGATCCCAATACTCCGACCGTTTCAAAATTATCATATATTTGAGATCCAGTGCCACTTCTAGTAACGCTAGATGTGCCGCCTGCTGTACCGGATCCTCCGCCTGGGGTGCCGGGAGCGCCAACTACTACTGTTAGAGATTCTCCAGGAGTTACAGCAACATTATTTGAGTAAGCTAGTGCTCCGCCGCCGCCTGCGCCGCCATCGTTAACACTTGCGCCACCGCCACCACCACCAACTGCAACCATTGATATAGATTCAACATTGGCAGGAACAATAAATGAATATGTTCCCGGGGAGGTGAATTCTTGTTGACCCTGAGCTTTGGGCCTATAGTAATAAGCGCTGCCAAGTAAAACTTTTTCTAATGCTAACATATTATCTGCTATCGCCCATAGATATTGCGCCGCGCCAGTTTGTGCCGCCGTCGTCTGTAATGAATACTAACACATCAACTCCTGCTGCTGCTAGACTCGGGGCAGATCCAGCTGGCCATCTAACACTTGCAGGCCAATACTGAGTATAAGCTCCGCCGTTAGTGAGTTCTAGAATAATACTACCTGCTCTAGCACCAGTTGGGGGGTTTGCAAAAGTCCAAGTTACTGCACCAACTGCTGTTGCAGAAACATAGTTACCTAGTTCCATATTAATAGTTGTGCCGCCGGATACATTAGTTAATGCGTTGTGTGCAAGACTGTAATCAATAATAGTTGCACGTTTTAAGTTGTTGTCTTGATAGTTTTGTTCACCATTTATAAGTCCTGCTCCGCTACCGTTAGCAGGCGTATAACCTAATGCCGATACAACTTGTCCGCTAGTAATAGAAGCAACTGAGCTGGCTTGGCCTGTAACATTACCGGTTAAATTGCCGTAAATCATTCCAGCTACACTAATATCGCCTTTAAATCTAACTGTACTATTGGCATAATAGTAATCAAATACTACAGTGTCAGTTCCTGCATTTCTCCTGAAGAATGAAACATAATCAGAACTTTCTCCGCCAATGAATCCAGGGGCGCCGTCGCCATTGTACGACATTCCGCCACCGTAGACTGTTGATTGTCCAACATAGATATATCCAGTACCCTGACTAGAACCATATGCTTCAAATCCTGCCTTATTACCATCGCCTGCCATTACAGTAATTACAGTGTCAGAACCTTTGCTTGTATTACCTGCACTGATATTTGAAGTAAAAGTTCCAGTTGATCCTGAAATTGCTGCTCCGGTTTGATTTGTTAGGGCACTTGGATTTACTGGTGTATATCCAAGAGCGGTAATAACCTGTGATCCGGATATAGCAGAAACAGAGAGAGCATTACCTGTAATATTAATTGGCCAAGTTCCACTTGCTCCGGTTCCTGTTTTTGTTACTGTGTAATTGGTATAGTTTGCAGCATTTAAGGTAACGTATCCGTTAACTAACAAACTATCATTGTCAGGTACTAAAAATTCTGCCTTGTCGTCAACAGGACTAATGCCTGCATCATTTGTTACTCTAAAGCGTAGACGAGTACGTTCGCCACCGACTGATTCATATGTAATACTTGCGGCATCGCCGCTGCCTCCAAACGGATCGTTTGGAAAGTGAATTCCTTTATCACTTCCTGCTGCTATTGATACTTTTCCACTAAATGTTCCAGTACTTCCATTTAAAGCTCCGCCTGATTGATTAGTTAACGATACAGGATTTACAGGAGTATAACCCAGGGCTGTAATAACTTGTGAACTAGATATAGAAGAAACTGTAGCTGAATTACCACTAACACTAATTGGCCATATACCGCTTGCACCTGTACCTGTTTTTGTTACAGTATATGTTGTATAATTTACACTATCTAAAAATTGCTGCCAACTTCCCCAAGAAGTGTTGCTTCCAGATCTGTGCCATAAATTTCCGTTACTTGTAAAACCAAGTTGATGAGATGGGCCTCCTGTCCAGTCCGAAGAGCTACCGTATGGCCTAAACGTCATCTCTCCAAAATATGTACCTCCATCATTTAAACCATCTGTAGCATTTTGTTTAAAATCAAAAACAACTCCCTGATTAATTGATTGAGGAGTTGTAACCGAGGCTCTCGAATCTGTTACTATACTGGTATTAGAAAAGGTTGCTGTAGTTGCGGTATTTGCTGTGGAAGCTGTTGATGCTGATCCTGCCGATGCAGCATAATTTGAACTACCAGATATACTAATGTCGTATGTGCCTGTTAATCTACTTCTAGGCAAGGTGCCGGTTATTAGACGGTCTGCATTGATATCTAAACCAGTGCCAGTTCCGCTAAATGTTCCGCTGGCTGTTCCAGCAACCGTCATATTGCCTAATACTCGTACTGTATTATCTAAGTAATATAAGCGAATTGCTTCAAATTGCGGTAAACTTGTAGATGGGCTAACTGGCCCCATACCAATATGGCCAAATCCATCTCCGGTATAGGTAAAGTGTAATGTTGCACTGCCTTTATAACCAGACTCGCCTAGACTGATACCTGCTGCCTGGAACTGTCCGTCTGTTCCTACACTTGGACTATCTAGAACTAACCAGGCATTGTCTTTAACAATGTTTAAGTCTCCGGTCATTGTATCACCGGACTTTAATACATTAAGACTTGCCGCTCCTGTAACATTTCCTGTAACATTTCCTGTAACATTTCCTTGTAAATTTCCTACTACATTGCCTGTAAGATTACCTGCTACATTAATACTATAAGTTCCTACCAGTCTACCCACTGGTATTGTACCAGTTAATATTTGACTAGCATTTAAATTTGTAATTTGATTTCCGTCACCAACTATTTGAGCTGCTGATATTCCACCAGTTACTGTAATTTGACCTGATACTCTTAAATTTGCTAAACCGTTAGCATTCGGAGTAAGACGCATAGATTCAAAGGTTGTGTTAGCCGATGTATGCGTCCATCTAAAATATTCATCTAAATTATCACCAGTATTAAATTCTAGACGATTGTCTGTTGAATTATCTGTTGAATTATAATATCTAATACTGGCTGAATCTGTATTAATAGACCACGAGAGGCCTCGACCAGAAGTTGACCAAGACAAATCTCCGGTCATTGTATCACCAGACTTTAATACATTAAGACTAGAAGCACCTACGACACTACCAGTTAATATTCCAGAAACATTTCCTACAACAGGACCATACATTGTACCGTTAATAATCAAGTCTTTAGATACTGTAACTTGATCTGCTGGTGTTCTACCTTTTAATACTGTTACATTAAGGGTGTCTAATGTAGCTGCTTTAGAATAGATATTTTTCCATCTATGTGAAGGAAGTCCAAGGACAGGTCTGTTATCTTCAGGAGTACCTAATGTATAGTCAGGAGCAAAAGCTGGAGAAAGTACTCCGTCGGCGGCTGCTGCTGATGCTGATAGAAATGTAAGAGTAGTCGGTGATACTGTTACTGCGCCAGTGGCTAATTTTAATTTTAATATATTTGTTGTGTCAGATTCAATTGTAGGTGTGAAACCTTCAATTTTAATATTGATATTATTACCATCACCTACAGTAATTCCAGGTGCTTCTACAGTTAGATATTCTAACTGACCCAATGTAGTTAAGCTCGAATTAACAATGTTTGGAGCTAAAGCACTACCAATAAGCGTTTCGGCAGGAACAGGCAAGGTAATATTAGTTGTTCCGTCAAACGGAATAGTGTTTATTAATCTTGGTGTTTCTAATCTAGTAGCTCTAGCTGACAATCCACTAAATGTATCGCCAATTATTGTTGTAACATTAATTTCTCTAAATGTACTAGTACCTGTGATGGTTGTAACATTGCCTAATAAATTTCCAACAAATTCGCTTGAGGTTATACTAGTTGCTGAAAAACTACCTGTACTGTCTCTTGCTACTACTTTGCCAACTAGATTTTCAGGAGTAGCGTCAATGTCCCAGGTATCTTCAAATGCACCACTAAAGTCAGAGCCTAGAATATAATCACCAGGCTTTAAAGGCTGATTAGTTGTTGCTGTTAGAACAATATTTGCAGTACCATTAAAAGCAACATCATTTATAGTTCTAGCTGTTTCTAATCTTGTAGCAGAATCAGCGTTACCCTTTACATTTCCGTTTAAAAATGAATCAGACTTTAAATTGATTCCCTTGTATAATTGACCAAATCCTAATATACTTTCTTGAGAATTAATAGTAAAAGATTCATTGGTTAAAATTGCAGTAGTTTCACCATTTATTTGTGAAATAATTACAGGTTTATAAGTTCCGGCGCTATCTCTAATTTTAGTGCTGGTCATTTTAGTAACTGCAAAGCCCTCTACGCCTTCTGGGCCAACTAATCTCCAAACAGTACCATCACTAACATACATTTGGTTAGTTACTGAATTTAACCACAATCCTCCAGAGCTGTGAGCAGGTTCTGTTTCAGCTACAGTAGCATTACCAATCGACAACCAATCCGTACCGTTATATGTTTTTAACGCCCTTTCAGTAGTGTTGTACCAAATTTGACCTCTTAAGGCTCTTGCTGGGGGTGCATTATTGGCAAAGTTTTCTAATAAGAAAACAAAATTCTCATTCTGGGTTTCGCCGTAGCCTGTGTAGTTCCTACCAATAAGCCCCAACGGAGTACTGATATCTAATACTCCATCATCAACTATGGTAAGTTGTGTTCCATCAAATCTGTTTATAATATAGGCCATTTATCGCTCCGTATTCTTTTATGACACAAATGTCCAGACTCCAGCAGTAATCTGATATGTTTTTACTAATCTTGAAATACTCACCGCAGGTGCTGGAATTGTAACAGTAGCAAAACTAACGTCAGTTAGGGCTGATCCTGTGCCAGTTGGTGTATTAAATGTAGAAGAAGATTCATTCAATGCTGCATTTAACAGCGAATCAATATCTGTATTAAGATTACTTACATATGTACATAGAAGCCTTGCAATTGTTCCATTTCCGTATTCTACTACCGGAGCAATTTGTTCTAACCAAGTTGCAATATCACCGTTTGAAATACCATCACTAATGTCAAACGTAAAGGCTAAACTTTTTGCTCTAAGTTGATTATCCACATAATTCTTAGTAGCTGCATCTTGAGATCCAGAGGGCTCGCCTAATCCTGTTATTCTAGGAGATCCAATAAGGCTAACGCTGCTACCAGTTGTAGGTTCTAATTCTAAGTTACCTGCTGAATTTATAATAGAAATTCTGTTGGTATTTGTGTAGACATTATCTACTGTCCATTCTGATTGCGTACCAAAAATACTAATACCTGTAGCACGAGTTACTGAATTAGTTAATTCGTAGGTGGCCAATCCTTCATTATATTTTAATAGTTCAACCCCTCCGATTCTAATAGACTTGTTTCTTTCTAAATTAACGTGTTGATTAAAAGTCCAGGCATCGTTGACTAGGCTCCAATAAATTTCCTTATCGCCGCCGGCGCCGGAAGATCTTAATATAATGCCGCCGCCGTCGGCCTGCTCATTAGTAAGAATTGAACTGTCTGCACTTGTTCCTAATTCAATTTGTTTATTTTCTACTCTCAAATTAGCTACGTCTACAGCAACAGTGTTTCCTTCTACAGTAAGGTCTCCCTTAACTGTAAGGTTTCCGCCTACAGTAGTTTCGCTAGTTATAAATCCATCGTATATTTTAAATGTCTGTGTACTTGGATCTATAATAACTACATCATCTTGGATGTTACCGCGGTTGGCACTAATTTTTACAGCCTTGTTTAGGGCCACGTTTTGTAGTAACAGTTCTCCATTATTAGATAATAATCTACCTGTGTAACCAGCACCTACTTCAATACCGTCGCTGATACCCAATTTTCCAGTAATTACAGTACTTTCATCTCTTCGAACATAGGTACTGGCTATTGTACCTCCAAGTCTATCTGAATCAGTTGCTGTTACTTTAAATTTAATTCCTGGAATTGAACCTGCATTGAATCCGGGAGTGATTGTTCCCGAAAATCCACCGATTGGAATCTTTGGTGTAAACTCAGTTTCTGCACTAGAGAAAATACCTACCAATGTTCCGTTGTTATACAAACTGGTAATAACTTTACTTTGATTTAATGTGTCAAGAATTGTACTGACTCTAATTCCACTAAGACCTTGGCTAAGTCCATACGTTGGACCTAACAATAATGTGTTTTCTCCGTCATAGAAATATAATTGTTTGTTTGTATCATCAAACCATAAATCACCCGGAGTTAATGTAGTAGGTTGAATAGCCGCAATGGTAGCAGAACTAACTGGCTGAAATGCAGTTCCGTTATATACTTTTAATTTTAATTCAGTTACATCAAACCAAATTTGACCTCTAACTGGGCGAGTTGGTCTAGCTGTGCTGGCAAAGTTTTCTAACAGTTTAACAAAATTTTCATTTAACGATTCGCCAAAGCCACTGTAATTTTTTCCTATCAGGGTCAAGTCAGTTGACAGGTCGTCAATTTGACCATCTGATACTGTAGTAAGTGTTGTTCCGTCTGACTTGGTAATTAAATATGCCATAATTTATCTCTTAGAATATTGGTGGTCCTGAACGGATAATGTAGTTTAAAGTTAGGTAAGGGTTCATAATTGAAAAACTCTGTCCTAGCTGTGCCGTTGAATATGTTTCTGTTTGTCCTGGCCCCATAACACCACCAGAGCTAGGCAGGTACTGCGTTTGGCCCGGCGTAGTTGGTCCGCGACCTAAAAATGCTCCCTGGCCTGGTTCAATGCCGCCGGGACTAGCAGTGTCTAATCTAGTTGCATAATATTGATTTCCACCTTTGGTTCCATTCGAATCCAATGCTTTAAAATCGTGTTCGTGTTGTGGTAAATTAGTAATTGTAAGGGTATTTCTGTAGTCGCCGCTAGCGCCGCCTAATGTCTGAGCCTGTGTATCGTCAACTCTAGGTACTAGGGTAGCAGTACCAGTACCAGTACCAGGACCGGTCGCTGTAAACACCACACCCACTGTTGCCGAACTTGCTCCAATTGATGTCCAACTTGTTGATCCTACACTGGCAATAGAATATCTACGACCAATTACAAAATTACCTGCTGGAATTGTTTCACTACTTGGTAAACCACCACCACCGTCAACAAAGCCTCCTCCCAACGGTACAGTATTAGCATTATCCATATTATGTTTACCTAGAGGAAAACGTCCTCTCATATCAGGCAATACAAAAGTTAATCCTGACTGACCTCTAAAAGGTGTACCGTAGGTTGTTCCGATGACGTTATACAAATCTCTATATTTTGAAATTTCTTGCTCACTACCATCGCAAAGCAGGTAACCGTAAGGAGCAGTAGCACCCGAAAAAGGAAGAATAGTACCAATAGGAATTCCAAGGTCGCCTACAAATACATTTCTAGTTTGTTTTAATAAGCCTTCGCCCGCTCTAAATACTAAAACATAGTCGTCTTTTAATGAAACGTTTGGACTTGGCTCTACCTTGCTAGAAATAATACCAGATGTAATTACAGTCTCAAAAGTTTTAGTAGTGCCCCCAACTTGTCCATCAAAGGTAATACTAGCACTGGTAATATCTCCTTGCATACGGAAAGTAGTAGGAAATCGTAAATTGGTTGCTGTTGTAGCATTACCAATAATATTACCTTGTAGTGCTCCGACAAGAGTGTCTGCAATTAGAGTTTTAGTTCTAACTGTATTCCATCGTCTTGTTAAACTTCCGCTGTCGTATCTTTCAGTCTCTCTTGGTTCAACTGACGTAGTAATTGTGGAACCATAAACATCTAAATTTTTTCCAACTAAAATATTTTTAGTAACTGCAATGCCGCCGGCTGTTCTAAAACTACCATTGCTGAAATTGGTACTTTCAGCAGCGTTGGTAAGAATTAAATTTCCATCAGCTTTAATATTTCCACCAACTGTTAACGCTTCGTCTGGTGCTTCTATGTTAATACCAATTGTGTCATTAACTATTTTTACAACTGTGCTAGGAACACCGTTCCTATTAGTCTGCAGGTCAATGCTAGAACCACTAGTAGCATTGTAAATTTTGGCGGCAGTTGGGCTAGTTGTTAGGCTAAATGTTCCGTCTACCCCCAATGTAAGTCCGCTGTTATTTCTAATATTAAAAGCCTGTTCAGTGGTATTAATTGTATCAGTTCGTAAAAATTTAGCGGCAGCAATAGCTGTTCCGCCAATATTCAATGAATCTGCAGCTATTGCTGTTCCATAAAATTTTGGACTAAAGCCGCCTTCTCCAATATCCAGACTAGTAATGTTAATACCAGTTTTGATAGCGGTAAATCCATTAATCGAATTCTTAGGAGTAAAGCTGTCTTTACTGATAATAATTACCGGAACATCATCAATAAAGATAGTAAGTATTACGCGATCAAAGTTATCACTGTCAATAACGGATTCTACGACCGGACCGCTTCGTAATCCAGAACTAAAATTAGGACCTACTAAAATCCAACTGGCTCCCGAGAATACATATAGCTGTTGATTAGTAGTGTCTACCCAAAGTTCGCCAACTCTGCTAGTTTCAACACTGGGTTCTGTAGTGGACTTTTGAATATTAGATGCTGCCTTCCATTGGGTGTTATCCCAAATTTGTAGAATTCCTTCTAGAGAATTGTACCATAACTGCCCTTCGACTGGGGATACAGGTGCTGTACCACTGGCAAAATTTTCTAAGAGATGTAAAAAATTTTCAGCAATAATTTGACCATATCCGGTAACGTTTCGTCCGGGAAAGTTTATGCTAGTGTCTGCATTAGAAGTATTATCAAATACCGTAACTGGAGTTTTGTTTTCTCTGTCAGTAAAATTAACTGTATATGGCATTTAATTATACCTCCGTAAAGCCGGTTAAGCTCTGTACACGGATTGTATAATCAACCTGTAAGAGACGATTTAATGATTTTTGTACTGGGTGAAAAACCACGTGTGTAAGTAACTTACCTCCACCGTTGGGATTATAACTCTTCAATCCTAATTCATCAAAAACAAAATTGCTGTTCATATCTTGACTATTATCAAAGGCCTGTTGTCCCACCGGTTCACCGTAATCTAACAAGCAACTAATAACGATATCACTATATGTTGCACCGCTAACGTGACGAATTTCCATCTTATTGCGAGTTGGGTCTACGTTTTCAGTAGCGTTTTGATCAACAACTTTTGCATAAGTTTGATTGTACAACCCTGTGTTTACACCAATAGTGTTAGGCGTTAGATAGGTAATAAGTCCTGTAGGATCTACTGTGGTGCCGCCGCTGCCAAAAACCATTTGATAAATCCAACCCTGACCCTGATTAGACAGTGCATTTACCATTGCTACACTCATATTTTCGTAGTGAATGGCATTGCGTTTGTCCTGGAAAACCTCGCCAGTTTCCGGATCAAAAATCTTAATGTGGCCCTCAAAATGCCATCCGGCGGTCTCATTAGGCTGTTGATTTTCCTGTGATTTTTCGTTTTTCATGGTTGTATCGCTTGTATTTTCTTGTTCCATAGTATATTTATTCAGGTAGCTCAGTGGCTCTTTGTTTTAAAAACTTAACTATCGAGTTTTGATTTTTAACTAAAGTAACTCCGCTAGAAGCTGAATTTTCTCCTCTATCATACCAGGTTTTTCCTGTTCTTCTAATAACTGTAATGCGTGTGCCTGCCGGAACTGAATTAGTTAATCTGATATAATTATTGAATCCGTCAACGCTAAATTCAGCTTCAACAGTAACATCTGCCTCAGGGCTAGTAAGATTTAACGAATTATCATAGATAGTAATTGGATCCTTTCTCAATCTAGTTCCTGCTGAGAATACTTCAATTTGATCGCAGGGTTCAAAACCTGTAGGAATAGTAGATCTGTACCAACCTGATCTAGTAGCCTGTGCAGGAACAAACGGTAAAGGACCTATCAACAAACTACTACCATCACTAACAAAATCGTATCTTTCCTGTTCTTCGTTGTAAGGAATAGTTTCAGGCTTACTAATGTCAACAATATTACTACCTAGAGTATGTACCTCTTTAATTGCTGTACCAAAACAGCCTCTTCTTAGCTGACCTAATGTTGTGGCTGTTTTTTCAAAGTAATCAATACGTTCACCGTTAATCCAAATTGTACCCGGAATATTTTTTAATTTGATTGGTTCAAATAAATTCGACGTATCGGAAACATTTATCACAGTGTCATAATAATTTAAATTCTGTGTTAGTACAACATTCTTGTTTAGACTAAACCTCTTATAGTGATGAATGTTTAACATATCTTTGAAAACCTCATAGCCGATTGGTTGTCTTCTTAGATAATTTCCATACTGTACGATCTTGATTTGATCGGTATTTACTCCAGGAGATTTCATATAAACTACATTTCTAGGAACAGACACATCGTAATCAATATCCTGTGTTAGGCGTAAACCATTTCTGTAAACCCATATGTAGCTGGCACTAATAGGTTCAAAAGATAATTGATACTGCACTTTTCCTCCAGTGAACTGATCTGTAACTATGTTCATACTTGGGTATTCGCTAAACCAAGTTACTGTAATCTGATCTCCTTCTTGCAAGGTTGTTGTACTATCGTTTTCTACAAAAGATGTACCTGCAAAGACAATATTGTTGCCTTCAAATCTATATTGACTTCTAACATCAACAACAACTTTGATCTCATCGCCTACTGAAAGTACTTCTGTATCAACTGTAACTAAGTTGTTGTTTCCATCATAATTATAATCTAAGATATATCTTTTTAGTTCATTATTAATATAAACTTGAATATTTTCTTGCGTGGCAGTGTTAGGTGCTTCTACAGGATCTTTACCTACTTCAATTATGTTATTTGTACCATCGTAGACTACAAAAGAAGTATCAACACCTTTTAGTTGTTTACCGTTTATTTCAACTAAAGTTGATCCTGCAGCACTTGATCTTTCAAGATTTACAAATCTATCCAAATCATAACTTAATGTGCTACCATCAAATGTAATTACCTGCTGATTTACTCTAACTACTGAATTACCGGAAGAATCAACATCAGAAACTGCTCCCATACAGACTATTTTTATTACTTGTTTGTTTGCGGGAACGTTGGCAAACTGTATTAGAGTTTTATTTTTAACATCTAAAAAGTCACTACTATTGAGAGGTATAGAATCAACAGATACCCCATCAACGGTCACAACCACTGAAGTAGTGTCGGCATAATTAGCTGTTGTTAAAAATAATGTAGTTTCGCCATCAGCAATAAATTCTTGGTAATCAAGTATTTCAGCTCCTCCGATACCTATAGAAATAATTTCTACTACAGATCCAGTTTCGGGGGGATTAAAGAAGACTACTTCATTTGTTTCATAATCAATTTCATATATCAACGTGCTGTCTGCATTTGTAGTCTCGCATTTAATTTTATCAATGTAAACAACTACAGACTGTGACTCTAAAATTGTTAATCCAATATTATATCTAGTTTTTACACCATTGCCGTAGCTGACTTTAGCTTGTAAAGGAGTAGCTCCTGTTTGAACAGTATGAAATACTTTAATAGATACACTTTCCAATACCTGCCCTGGAATGTTTTCTTCGGGTGCAGGAACTTGATCTGGACCAATATATTTGCCGCCGTCAACAACAATTTCTTCAGCTAGGGTACCCGAAGCAGTTGCATACGCTCCGTCAAGTACACTTAAACTTCCTCCGCTAATTTTTGTATCAAGAATGTTAACGTCTGTGATATTAACAGTGCCATCACTTTCAAGAGGACGGAAAATTAAAGTGTCGCCAGCATTTATTGCAACGAATTGCCCAACTTCAACGTTCTTTGTAATACCATCTCCCACAAATGTTGTCATAACCGCATTAGGGTTAATTACTAAATCATTATTTGTAGAACCATCTTCGTAGACTATAAAATTAGGGTCATCAATTCTAATAGTTGGTTGCTCGTCTGTTCCTTGATCGTATACTACAACAGGTGCACCAGCCGAGTCTAAAGTATCAATAGTGCGAGGCGATCCTGCACCAAATCTTTTTAGATAAACAGATATTTGTTGGCCTTCAGCTGGTGCTGCTGGCAAAGTAACAAAAGTAGTACTACCGTCGGCAATGTAATAATAATCGCTGTTAGGTTCTACTGAATCCCAAGTATCAGTAAACCAAGGAAGGGCATCCCAGCCTCCGGATACATCAAAAGTTGTACCTTGGATTTGTACACCGCCAAAATCAATTCCTGTCATTAACTGATTGATTTCTTTACCAATCATTCCACTTGTTGGTGCGTAGTATTTGTTAATTCTATCAACAGCATCCAACACTTCATCGCTCTTTTCGTAGACGATGATAATAGTATCACCGGCAGCAGGAAGGTTGTTTAGTTTCAGTTTACCTCTTAATAATTCATACGAATCAGTGTTCGACTTATAGAATGTTATAGAGTAATCACTGTCTAAAATAATTTCACTGTTAATTTCAACAGAGATTTTAGTTTTATCTCGAGTTGGCGGATAATTTAAATTAAAGATAGCCGTGAAACCGTCTGCAATAAATGTTTGTTCGTAGATATATTCAGACGTTTCACCAGTTTTAGATGTTCTGTCAAATTTTAGAGCTAGATTAAAAGTTCTTACCTTAGAGTCGCCTAAAATAGCAGACACTTTACCAATTGCAGTAGAAGAACCGTTACCGCCGACTAAAGTTGCGGTAGCAGTTGTATATCCGCTACCTGGTGTTAATACCTTAACACCAATGACAGAACCGTTACTAATATAAGCCTGAGCAGTTGCTCCAGTTCCGTCGCCTTGAATAAAAACCCTCGGTGGTTGAACATAATTATCTCCTGCATCCGATATTTCTATAGCTACTATCGAATATCCTTTATTATCTTTCCACCAACGGTATGGATAGGTATCAATCACTGAAGAATTTTCTAAAACAGGCAATATTTGCCCTTCTCGCTGATCGTACAACGGAGGAACATCAAAGTCAGTAATAGCTGCACCGTGTCTGTCAATATCAGTATATCTGCTTGTGTATTCACGTATAGTAGTTCTAAAAGGTTTAACTTCTTCTAGATATTTTTGGAAACTTTCTAAATTATCATTTTTGTAATTTGTTTTTTCAACAAGATCACCAACGTTATGGATTGCATTTAAGAAACTTGTCTTAAATGCCCAGTCAACATAGAGCTGCTCTGAGAAAATATATCTCATACTTGTAAAGAATAATTTATTCCATTCAACTGCTAGATCATTAATGAATATGTCTTCTTTAACTGCGGCAAGGATAAATCTTAATTCCTGAGTTGGTTGATTGTCGTAAGTTATCTCATCATAGGTTGTTTGATAGTCATATACTCGCAAATCATATAAATTTTGACTTAGTTGTATTGTACCGGCCTGACGCCCTACTAAAACGTAATCTTGTAAAATATCACCTAGTCCAGATTCAACTCTTTCTAAAAGTGCCCAGCCACCGTTTGCATATTCTTTGATCTTAACAATATCTCCTAGCTCTAAACCAATAGTTGGTATTTGGTAAAGATTTAATATCTCTTTTGATATTCTGGTTGTGTTGCTGTATCCTAGAGCATACCAATCAGCATAAGACCAAAACTTAGTTGTATCGTAAGCCTGTACATTGCTCTTAAAGAAGCCTTCTCTAGCCGAATCCCAGAAATATATGCTCCAAGAACCATTAAATGTATTATCAGTTTTTACCAGTACTGAAAAACTCCTAACTGAAATTTCAGCAGAAGTGTAATTTTTTCCTCTTTGTAAAATTGTAATAGACGAAACTCGACCTTGAGTATCTAATGTTATCGAAGCTTTAGCGCCAGTACCTGTACCGGTGATCACCACAGGAGGAGCAGTTCTATAACCAAATCCTGCATCAATAATATCAATTGTATCAATTTCACCATCAACAATATTTGCACTAAACACTGCCGGACGAATCCTAACAATGCCAACTTCTGCCAATTCAGCATAAGTATCCACACTCAAATCATATAAATTTAAAGTTTCGTCGGGTATTGGATCAACTTTGTTTAAATTTCTAAAATCAACTAGATCACTGAACGGTTTTGTTTCTAAAATGTCGTCTATATTGTCAACTACTATTTTAAGAGCCGTAGCTCGATTAACAAACATTGTTTGAATAGGTCTAAAGGCTAATCCGTAACGTTGTTTAGGCAACAATGTAGGATCAGGAACTGGATTGCCTGCTTGATTAAATCCTACCAAGCTGTCAATCCATTTTTGTTCTAATGCTTCACTAGGCAAGCTGTCTTCTACACCCTCGGTTAACAACTGATATTCAGTATGAACAGAATTTGGCATTCTTTCCGAATTATAATACTCAATGTTTATTAAAGCAGAGTCTCCGGTAATAATAGAATTTAAATTATAACCGAGATACTTGTCTGGTGCTAGTATTGCTAGTATAGGGAGGCCTGAACTTGCAGGATTAGCAATTAACGTAGCTACATCAGATGAAGAAATATTTCTACCAATAACATTCTTAGGAATAATTGTTTTATTTTTTACCCAGAAATAATATTTGGTTCCGTTTTGTAATCCAGTTGTAGGATTAAAGAATATTTTCTTAGAATAAACTGTATTACCATACAACGGCTGTCCAGAGATATTTGCTGCCAATCCCTCAACAGTGTCTGAGATTTTCAGCCAATCGGTGGGAGTGATTGAGCTTTCAACCCACTCATAAACATCAATGCTCGATCCCACTGCCTGTTGATTCCAATTACCTGCTCGATAGGCAAGATCTCCTTGTTCGTAATGAACCCATTTAGCAGTGCTTGTGTTCCACCACAATACACCTACGTTCTTTTCAAACCAGGCGCTATCAGTGTCTACGGTAACGTCGTCTATACCTTGAGTATAAGTTGCAGGATCGTAAGGAGTTTTAAATTTAATTTCTTGTTCTGCACGACCTAAAATTTTAAATTTATTAGGATCAATAATATCAAGGTCTGCAAGTTTTACAAATTTTTCATCGTCATAGACTGCAATACTCTTTAAGAGATTTATATTAACTAACGGCTCCTGAACTGCTAAAACTTCAAGACTGTTTTTGCTAGTATCTTTTCTAAATATTCTAGTTGTACCAACAACATTTCCACCAACTTTATAAGTTGGAGAACCTACAACAATTACTGATGCTGTTGAATCAATAGAACTTCCAAAACCTTCATTTTCAACTAAGTTAGCTTCTAACTTTTCAGCTAACAAATATGTGTCGTCTTTTCTTTCAAATACATAAACTTGACCAGGATAACCTTGGTCTTTGCTAAATCTTGTTCTGTTGCCATCGAATCTAGTAGTATTGCTGTCAAATATTACTGGCAATTTATAAGGAGTATTTTTAGCTCCTACTACAATTCTTTCTGTACGTTCGCTGATAGAAACTGTTGAGCCAAATAATTCATTATTGTAAATTTCGTAGCTTTGAAGTTTTTGTTTCAATCTAAATGTAGGTGTTGCAGAATCTATTTCTAATTTAAAAACATAAACTGCTCCTTGATTTTGTAGATTGATATCAGCTCGTGGACTAGATACTGCTAGTGTAGTGCCTGAATAGTCGATGTCAAGAGCATAGCCAAACAAGTCACTGGTATCAATTAATTCTTCTTCAGTAATGTCACTGTATAAATCTAGACTGCCTGCATTAACTGTTTGTACTAAATCATAAAAATCATATGTGTTTTTCTGGTAGATAAAAATCTTGCCTGATTTAGTAGTAGTTTCAACAGCAACTAAAGACCAAGGTGATGCTGGCGGGGCTTCGGTGCCGCCGTAGGCTTTCGAAAGTCCTGCACTATCACCAAAATGTCCTAATTGATAAAAATTTCCATTGGTATATTTTACAACGTCGCCCTCTACATATTCTTGATAACCATTCCATATACCTCGATAATTTACAAAATATTGCCCGTCACTTTCAGGAGCACCAACAACTAAAACAGATCCATCTCTACTCATAGTCATAGTTGTTCCAAACTTATCGCCAATCTTAACCATTTCGGCATTTTGAGTTGAAGCTGAAAGCCCTGACGGGATCGTTGAATCATCTAATAACGAGGCTGTATTATTCTCGTCATATAACGCAACATTATTAGGTAAAGAGCTTTGTGTTGGAATAGGATCTAGACGTTCCCATTGCCCAGATTCAATAGTAATTGTGCTGCCGTCTCCGATTTGATCTTCGAGAGATCTCCAATAACTATTGTCGTGCCAAACTATTGCACCTTCTTCGTAAAAGCCTGTTCTAGTTTGATCGTAGACTCCCTTATAATATTGATTTTCAATAAATTGCCATTCTCTGGCAATAGATGGATATTTTCTAATCATAGAATTACCCATATTAGCAGTTTCGGCAGAGAAGTAATACAACACCCCTGCTGTTGATTCTGTTACAGTAATTTGAATTTTTCTAGTGGTTGCTAATGCAAATTTAGAAATGTATTGGGTTCTAGTTACCGGACTATTATCTAAGTAATAGATAACCCCCGGAGTATAAAGCGTGCCGCCAGCAAGCGTTCCGCTAATATTGTCGGCACTAAATCCCAATGTATGTTTGTTTATCACCGCTCCGTTTTCTGGGTTTGGAAAATATACATTACTAAGATCTGTTTGATCAAATATATAAGTGTTCCCTACTAACAAAGTTATATTTTTTCTATATTCTTCATTAATATAATATTTGAAACCAGAATCAAGACCTTGAGCTGGACCAACTGTTACTGTATAGGTTATAGTCTCGCCATTGGTAGAAGTTAAAGGGGCATATTTGTAAAGATAAACTCTACCAGTTTCTAATAAAGACCCAGGGGCAGAAATAGCCATATAATAATTTCCATCTGACACCCCGATGGATATCTTACTTCCAAATTTTTCAGAAGCTGCCTGCCTAGGACTTACAAAACTAAATTTTTCTACCCAAGTCTGCCCGCTCCATTGATATAGAGATACTACGCCCTGCTCAGCATATCCTAAACCAACTCCGCTACTATTAGCTGTAATAATCGATGCTGGTTCCCAATCTTCTGAATCAATAGTAATTGTGCTACCATCTGCTGGCAGCACATCTACCTTGGCTCTCCATAGTTTACCTCTAAAGACTACGATCTCGCCTTGTAAATATGTTCGAGTAGCATCAAAATCTTTTCTATAGTCACTTCTAATACCAGAAGCTCTAGGAGACCCTACAGCCAACCACTGACCGTCTGGACTTGCCGCCAGTGTTTCGCCAAACTTGCCTGCAACGCCTGAACTAACTACCTCGGGCCTATTCAAAATTTGAAACGGTCTTAATCCGTCAGTTCTTTCTGCGTAAGAAACTACTAGATTAGATTCGGGCATTGACGAAATAATTTGTGTTAAGATGTCAATATATAGAACTGCAGATCCGTTACCTAAGGGACTGGTTGTTCCGTATTCATTAATAGCCTTCGATGTAAACTGCTGTTGCTTTTCCACCACTTCCCATTTCTGATCTTGATTACTATCTATCCAGAACTTTGCGCCGCTGGTAGAGTTAGCTGCCTGTTTTAAATTAACTTCTTGATAATTTGCAAATCTTGATTCAGAGAACACTTCTAAATTAACATTGCTACTAGAATCCCATTTTGGTTCTTTAGCTTCTTTTGTTATTTGAATTACAATAGACCTACTGTTAGGTACTTCTGTTATTTTGTAGAAACCTACAAGATTTTCTATCCCTCGGATACCAAAAATATCTCCAACGGATAATCCGTGAGTTCTATTTAAAACTAATTCTACTCTAGTTTTAGTAACATTTAGATCAGTGACCAATAATAGATTAGAAACATTATATCTCAACACAGTCCAGCTATTTTTATAAAAACTGATCCAAACGTGTGCGTTTTCTTCAAACGATTCTAAATCAAGATTTAAAATGTCGTCGTAAACTCTAACTGCAAAATCAACATCCAAGGCGCTGACATATCCTGCTGTTCTAGACGATTGAAAGTAATCTTTTGTAGGGTTAATGTTTGCTGTAAACGGAATTGGAGCTACTGTAAAATTCCTTTCAGGAATTCTCATATAAAGATCTAAAACATCGGTAGACTCTTCGCCGGGAGCTAATAAAATAGGCTGTGGATTTAGTTTAAAATTATTTTTAAATATTCTAAACTCAGTTTCTTTGAACTGATCAGTTCCCCCGAAACGTCCTACTCTAAATGCCCACTCTTCATTGAGTTCTATACTTCCAGATTCTGTTCTACTGAGTTTATCAAATACTTTAGTAACAGCATTTGATGTGCCTTTTTCACGAATAAACCCTTGATAAATTCTAAATTGGCTAACGCTATCTTCAGCCATATTTTGTAGATATTCTCTAGTTTGATAACCGATAACGTGTCGACTTAGATCTCGTTGACTACTTCCCAATCCGTCTGCATCAGTTTCGTAGTAGTCTTCAAACTGATTAATTCTATAATCAAAGTTTGCAACTAATCCTTTAGTTGGGGTAGAGTCTAACTTTTCCCAGCCGTTATTATTAAAGGTGTCTGAACCAATTTGATTTTCTTTGCTGACCCAGTTAAAAGACTTATAGGAAGCAATGTCTCCTAAACGATAGTCTGTATAAGGTTGCCATTGTTGAATGTTTACATTATCAAACAAGAAACCTGGGCTTGTATAATCGCCGTCCCAGTCTACGGTACGGAAGCCTCGACTCTTAATGCGCTCTTGGCGATATCCTGTAGTTTTATCATAGATAACATCGTTGAAAACTGTGCGATCGTCAAATAAAGTAACGTGTTCTTTTAATACAAAATAAATCTTTAAGAAATATATTCCTTCGTTGGTATTAACTGTACTAACTTTTACTTTTTTAAAGTCTCTGTTAACATTTAAAAATACTGGCAGCAAAGGAGTGCCGTCGGCTTTATAAATTTGATAATCATAAAAACTATCAAACAAATTATCAGCAACACCTGCAGGGATTGCAGCATCAACTTGTGCAGAACTAGGGCTTAAAGTTAACAATGAGCCTACAGCCCAATTATGTTTAGTCCAGAATAAAAATTCTTTAGAACTGGTCTGCCAGTTATAGGCTGTTTGAGTTTCAGAATCGTATCTATCAAAACTAAATCCCTGGACAGTTAGCCAAGATTGATAGCCTAGTAAAAAATCTACTACAGCCTGAACTGATGTTAATACTGTGCCGTAGTACAATTTTTCAGTTTTTATTTGATTAAATGTTCTTCTAAAAAATGCATCTACGCCTCCGACTACTGGCAGCTTAGGAAGAACTTTCCATAGATTTTTATCAAAGATTTCGCCGCTGGTATGACTCTTTAATGCGCGATAGAATACGTCTTGATTTCTTACAATGTCGCCGTTACCATAGAGTTTATCAGGAGCCCAATTAAAAAAGTCTGCGCTAACACCGCCAACTGACATTAACGGATCTACGCTACTGGCAATTGGTTTAAAATAATTAAAGTAAGGTTGTTGAGTATCATAGCCTTTGATCTTCCAACCTTCTGCTAGTTTTTCAATCAAAACTCCGCTATAAGCAATTGCTTTAATAGGCACGCTGATATTAAAAATAATGTCATAATTTTCGTTTGGAACATAAACACTGCTCGACGAAGAGCTAGGAGTTTTGCTATCCAGTAGATATTTCTGTTCAGATTGATCAACGAAACCAGAAAGTCTTGTGCTAATTTGTACATCGATATTTGAAATCTTATCTAGTAGGGTAGTATCAGATAGATTTTTGCTTTTGATGTAACTTGAAATAAAGTTGCTTAGTCCCGAAGCCTGTTGATTTCCTGTGGACGGCAATTCAAGATCTGCTAGAGTAGTGAAAACTCCTGTACCGGTATGAACTGTTTGATTTAATTTGTTAACAGTTGTACGAGATCTGTCAAAACTATCTGTAATAAATTCAAACGGTTTCATTAGACACAATGCAGAAATCACTGCAAACGGCCACTCGGATGTAGATCTCCAGGCATACTCCGAAGGACTAAGATCTCCTAATCTGTAATCTCCTTGATTATTGACCAAAACATAATCATTTGCTACGCCAGAGTTTAATGGGCTTAATAGTTTACCGTCGTTATCTGTGGGGATATGATTTATAATAGACGGTCTAGCATAACGAGGATAGGTGCCGGCTCTTGGACCTTGGCGAATAATACCATCTCGAATATCTTCCCATAACAATAAATTGCCGCTGGTATAAGGAGCAGCACCGTATTCTGATTCCCACCAATCGGGCTGTTCACTGAACCCTAATATCTCCCAAGGACAAGTGTGTGGTCGAGTGGTATCATAAAACCATTGATATACTCCTCTCCAATATCCAGGTAGACTCTTAGTTCTAGTAGGGTCAGTCATATTAGAATAGGTATAGGTAAAACTATTTTCAGTATCAAAATATGCAGTATTAGTAGTATAATCAATGTCAGTGTTTGCTACCCAACGTAGAAAATCTTGACCTACTATTAAATCTAATTCTTCTTTACCGTACAAAGAATTGCCGTAATATCCGCCAAGTATACTATCAATGTCAAAAACTGATTCGTCGTATTGAACTTTAATGTTATTGTAAATTCTCAATTCTAATTCAAGAATTGCATCATCTCTGTAATCGTCATAAGCCGTGATAATACTGCCATCGTGCCCTTGAATTACGTTTCTAGGGGTGACAAAAGTGTCGTCTAAAAACTTTCTTGGAGTATACTTTTTATAAAGACCTAATTTAGTAGGGGTGCAAGGAATATAATTAAATGCTGTTGAAGTATATTCTCTAATAACAATGTTATCGCCTTCTACGAGATCCAACAATAATCTTATAAAACCAAATGTGCTATCGAACACATAGTCTTTGCCGTTTAATAATTGAGCACCGTTTCGATAAACATACACTGCTTTTCTACTTAGAGTGTTTAGGTCAAATTTTTCAGTTAAAGCAAATACCTTAATACCTTCGTCTTCAACTTCATAATTGATATCTGTATGGGCACCGCTACCAATCATATCAGTGTCGGCGAACGGATTTGAAGAATCTTTTGCTGAACCAATAGCCGATATTATTTGATCGACAAAGTCAGAGATATCGCCATTAAAATTTGTTTCAGATATTCTTTTGTAAAAATCATTTTTAAAATTGCTGTAATTTTTTAAAGAATATTGAATAGATTTTATGATATTTGTATTTTTGTCACAAAGAAAAGTAATAGCCAATGGAGCGATTCCAGAATGCTTTAAAAATCTCATTGCTCGAGATTGATAGCCATCTATGTCTCTAAGATTACTATTGCCAGGATACACACCTGCAAACTCAGAATCTACTTCTAGAGCAGAAGTCAAATGATCTATAGCCTGTCCTAGTGTGAATGTCTGTACTGTTTGATTTAGTGGGTTCTTTTCCAATCCTAAAGGAATTTGATAATAACCTCGATCTGGATCTATGTTGGCAAATATCTTAATAGAAACAACATCTCCGACTGATAGAGCTCTGTCAAAGACAAAAGATCCTTTGGTTCTAGAATACAAATTGTATCTAATTCCATTTAGATAAACAATTAGGGTAGATTCTAAAGCATCAAATACGTCCCAATTTACTGTACTCAGCTGAACAGTTGAAGTTACTTCTGTAACTACTACACTATCTAAGATAGGTTGAAGATAAACTGGATCAGTTGCCAACCATCCGTTGGCAAATTCGTCTAAAGGATTAAATCTATAATAGCCAGTGTTTAGATTTACACTAACTGTTTCTTGATTTAAAGAATAAGAAAAGCTGTCACTGTCTAAGTTAAAAGTAAACAGGATATCGCCAACATTGTCTATGTTTAGATAATCTAAACTAAATCCCAATTCTGTATCAGTGATACTGTTACCAACTTTATAGCCTAGAAGAGGAGTTCCTACAAAAGAGGTTGCAGGATAAGTTTCGTTATCTCCAAAACTTACTCCGTTATCATCAAACACATCAAACAGCGGTGGCTGGTTGGCTTTAGTTTTCTTCTGGCTTGCTACCCAGCTTGTACCGTTAAAATGATACATTAATCCTTTGTTAACATTGCCAGCTCTTACTAGGACTGCTTCGCCTAATATTGGTTCTGAATCGGCGGTTGCTTTTAAAGTAATTTGTCTAACATTATTGTGTGTAATAATGTTGACTTGATAAATTTTGTTGTTGGCCAGTGTGTCAGTATCGGCTGTGAATAATACTCGGGCGCCTTGATATAAAAATTCGCCGTCGATGCTATAACCAGTACTTCCTTCAATTGTAGAAAACACATCAGTAGTAAACGTATCAATAAAATCAACCGACTGTTTAGCTATACTACCGTGATTGTACAGTTGAAGATTAGGTCTAAATTCAACAATAGGTCGTTTGGCTCTAAAACTATCTCCTGCTTCAAAGTCAGTACCATTTAATGCATTAGCTTTTTCTAAAACTGATTTATGAAACCATCGGTTATATCTTGACCAAGGGTTGTTGTCAATGCTGGCTCTACAGATTGTAATATAATCTTTTTCTCCCGGATATGAAGTTGCATCATCAAAAGGATCAGTATCAAATCCAGCATTGTCAAAAATCACTTCCGGCACCTGACTTGTAATAATAGGTACTTCGAGATCGCTAAATTTAATCAAAGTAATTTCGCGACCAACTTTTTCTACTAACCAATTATTTTTAGCATATTTTGCAGGAGTAACTTTTCCGCCAAATCTCACAACAAGACCGTTAGTAAACTCAACGCCATTGCTGCTGGTATAGTTTATTTTTCCTATGATTTCTTTATCAATATTAATGCTGGTATTTTCTTCAATGTCTTGAATTAAGAAACGTCCAAATCTGTCAGGATTAATTGCACTTTGATAATAGAGGATATCAGGAGCATCTAATGGGACTTCAAATGTAACTGTGCCGTTAGTAGCACCATTATTTGTAACTCCGCTTTCATAGTCAAATTTGCTGGTGCGAATATTCTCATCAACAAGTTCCCATTCAGGACCTTCGACGATAGTTCCATCAATACTAGCAGTAACAAAAGTTAATGCTCTCCATAGCTTGCCATCATAGACCGCTAACTGGTTAGGAATATAAGGAAGAATAGGATTGTAAGTTAAGCTACCTGTGTCGAATGCTGTTCTAATATAAAACCCTTCACGAGGACTGTTTACATTAAATTTGTATGTTTGGCCTCTATAAAGAGTAATAGTTGGATTATTTGTAAGACCGTCGGGATGAAAAATCCAAGTGGATGTTGTACCTTGTCTAACTCTATAGGTGCTAGTAATTGCATCGCCTTGACCTAATACTTTAACACTAGGAGGTCCGTTAGGAACCCAATAGTATTCTCTAAAGTTTACAAACTTATCCCAAGTGATTGGAGGATCCCAGCTGTAATGATCTTGACTGGTTACTAGATCATCTCTTTCAGTAAAATTATTAAAGAACTGTAATTGATTTTTAAAGTCAACGTAGTCGTAAAAATTTTCAACAACATCTCGATTGTTTCTTATAACAACGCCCGGTTCTAACTGATATCTACTTCTTAAAGAATCGTCACTGTCAAGATATATGTCAGTGCCTTTGTAAGTTTTACCAAATCTTTTTCCAACATAGCCCACAGTTTTATCTAGTGCCCCAGGTTGTATCAAAGGATCAACCACAGCAGCCATAAACTTACTATTAGTTTCAGTTTTAAAAACTTGGGGTAGTAGATCTACAGATCTACGAATTGGTATACCGCTGTTTGGATAAATTTCGTCTGCCATTATATTTTAACCTACTTTACGATGAGATGACACCAGAAGCATCAACTTTTATTTCACTTGCCGTGATAGCAGTTACTATCACAATATCATCAACAGTGGCACCGCTGACAAAAATTTCATCATTGCCACTTTGAATTTCAAATAAGCTGCCAAATGTTTGTGTGCTTTGTCTTGGAACAATTACTAAGTTACTTAAATCTGGAGTGACTGCATTAGTAATATATGTGATTAATTCGCCCAGATAGAATCTATCACCAAAGTCCCAGTTAGCCACATCAAAGAAATCGTTGATTGCTGAAACAATTCTAACTTTAAGATCATTGTCGTTAATTGTTTTATTTGGGTTCTTAACTACTTTAAAAACTGCCTGCAATGACACATCTGCGGTTGCACCAAATAATACCTTGTAATTTACAGGATGATAGATTATCTCATCACTGATAGATTTAATCTCACTGAGGGCAGTTCCAAAACTGATTCGAAGGCTGTCACTGTTAGGGGCTTCTGGTTGAATGGCTGTAGCTTTGGATAGGTATTTTCTAAACTCAGTATCATAACTTCTAGTTAATAGATAAACATCAACAATGTTACTAACACTAGGATCTATTCTACGATCAACATTAGCATTGTGAACATACTGAAATTTTAAATCTGATCGGCCAATATTTGCTCTATAAGAAGGTTCTAAGATCAATGTATTAGAAGCATAGTCAACACGCTTTACTCTGTCTTCTGCAATGTCATAAAAATAAATTAGTTGGCCGTCTGGGTATTCGTTTAGGTTAACACTTCCTTCGGTTGGCTCTACCTCTATAGTATCAAAACCGTCAACTTTAACTAGATTAGGATAATATGTATAAACAATATTTCCAAATGTGTCTACATCTTTAACAAAGAAAATGTATTTTAGATCTAGATCAGAACCAACAACTTGTTCAAAAGCATCTGGGTTATCAATAACTCCGTCATTATCAGAATCACTAAATGCTATTTTGATTTCGTCTGAGCTTTGATAACCGTCTTCAAATTTTATAGAATCATCGACTTCAAAAGTTAGTACCTGCTTAATAGGAAATGGCTGTTTAGGCATAGCGTTTATACCTAAGATTCTAATCTGATCTTTTATTACTAATCCAGTTTTTCCGTCATAAATTTTTTGATTAACATCAAAATAAAATCTATTTTGTTCAATACTGCCGAATACATAATCAAGAGTTCTTACACGGATTTGATATTCGTCACCTTCTTTAGTAAAGGCCATAATCCAGCTGGTATCTAAATTGTTATTGGTAATGTCGCCTGCTTTGCCTAATGCAAAGGCATTTATTAAATCAATGTTTGGCGCTGTTATAATCTTCCAACTAGCTGTAGTGAGGTCAAATCTTAGACCAAAGTTTTTGCTTTCTGCACAAAGATTTATAATCTGAGTTTCTAAAGCATCGGGAAGATTGTTCACAAATTTTGGAACAATTCTGCTAGCTACTGCTCCCGTAGGAATTACATCATTGAATACAATCGGGCCGCGGCCTGTGCTAAGTGTTCCTCGGCCAGCATTTGTGCCATCACCTACAACACGAATAATCTTAGTCCATAGTCTATCAGTTTGATTTAGATCTAACGGATCTGTATCAACTAATACACCTTGTTTAAAACTCTTACCTGCAGGCGGAACAAATTTAATCATTGATCCTGCCTGAATATATTTTAAAGTACTAGAAGTGTATGTACCTGTTCTTTGCAAAGTAAGATCGATAGCATTGATAAAATATCCAGTACTTTCGTTTAAATCATTAGTAATCTGTGTCCACAAAGTATTGGTATCAGTAAACAATACTTTATCAAATTTTGTTATATAGAAGTTGTAGACTGCTGTGTCTGTAAACAAAGGTTCTACACTCTGTCGAATAAAATTAAGAGTATCAATTCTAGTCAACGGCTTAAATGCCAGTGTTTTTTCACTTTCTTGTTTATAAATCAATCCATCGTCAGCAAACACATTAACACTTGAATACTTGCCGCTGGCATCAATGATATCAAAGTTACGACTAACACCGCTACTTGTTCTATTGATTGCTTTAACTTTTAAAATGTCTTGACTACTGGTTAACGGCGCAAGATTGTAATCTTCCGCAGTAATCATTCTGTTCTGTGTATAATATTGCGCTGGTGCTTTTGTTCTAATACTGTCTACTGATTCTGCCTGCACTGCATTGCTAACAGTGTATTTTAAACTCATACTAATAGATAAAACTTGACGAGTACCCGTTTTACTAACGTAGGGAATATCAATACTGATTCCTCTCAGTTCATTAGGTAATATACTGTATGACAATCCGTTGCTTACACGATAATAGACTCTAAAAGGTCCTTGAGGTAAATTGCCATAAACTCCATCAGCAAATATTAAATCTACTCTGTCATTGTTTTTAGTTGATACTGCATAGATGTTTCTAATATTATTTTCTACACTGTTGTAAGCAATGTTATTTCCTACTAGAGCAGAAACTTTAGTCCACTGATCTTGTTGACTCCCGTTTGGACTGAGGCCAAATAACCACACATCGTCATTATTGATATTGTCTGCATCGACTGAAACTTTTTCGTTAGTTGTCGGAACTGCAATGTTAAAATCAGCTAACTCTAGACTACCTTGTTTGAATAGTAAAAAAAATCCAGAATTTACACTAGCAGATCCTTTGCCGTCATTTTTATAGACAAAACCAATTTGATTTCCGGGAACTGGCGGTTCTTCATAAAGTTCTTCGCTGCCTTTAAATGCTGTACTAACAATTTCAAACGGCATACTTCTACCTGCCACATTTTTTTCAAAGGAAAAAATAGGAATGTCTGTGCCCGTTGTTCTAAATCTATATTGCTCAGTAGGAATACCCTGAATAGTGTCACTGCCTTCGCTGCGGCCAAATTCGGTATTATCTGCCATTGCTGCATTAAGCACAGTAAGAAACTGTTCTCTCCAGTTTGCATTGGTAGAATCGTTCCAGATAATTGTCTGGCGAGCTAGATTTTTGCCGTTGGCATCTAGGATGTTTTCAGTTGTGTTAATTGTATCAAACTTTAAAAGACCCTTGCTGGTAATATTCCTCTTAGCATTATAGCTCAACATACGAGCTATTCTAAGGACGCTTTCTCTACGAGAAGCTAATTCAATAAAGTTTTCTCTACTGGCAAGGTCGATACGAAACGCTAGACTTTGGCCAAGGAATGCTACAGCATCAATTAATGCTAGATACTCACTGCTTTCAATATAATCGTTAAAATCTTCTGGGTAATTTTCACGTAGATACGTGATAATAACTCTACGCAAATTTTCAAAGTCGTAGCTTTTAAAATAAGCACTTCTAAAGGTTTGATATATCCTTGTCCAGTCTTGATTTAATATTAAATTTGTTTGTCTAGTTGTCGTAGTCATTATTTTTGTACCCTATTACATATTTACCCTTAAAAATTATCAGGTCAGTTAACTATGTTATTTTTTCTATCAAAGTCAAAGGTCATTCTTTCGCTTACGTTGAAAGGTCTATAGACTATTTCAGCTTCTATTCTAATACCCATATCTGTGCTGTCGATAGTTAGAGCGGTAACCTGTATTCTGGGATCGTAGTTAATAATTTGTTCCACATCTTCAGTGATTAATTTTTTAACTTCAGGTGTAAAGTTTTCAAAAAGCATGTCCCAAATAATTGTTCCAAAGTTAGGATTTTCTAATTTTTCACCTTTGCGGATATAGAAATGATTTAACAAATCTCTTTTTACTAGTTCCATATCATAGAGTTTAAAATTGTTCTTAAATTCATTAGAACTAAATCCTCTATATTTGAAACTTGTACTGGTTTGTGCAGTTGTGGCCTTATTAGTTGCCACGGATTTTTGATTGTATAATTTAGCCATTATTCTTCTCCGCCACCTTCATCGCCACCTTCATCGCCACCTTCATCACCACCTGCAGGTGCTCCATCTTCACCACCGCCTGCCTGTTCTCTATCTGTTAATTCAGGTTTGAAACTTAAAGGATCTTTGTTTTCGTGATTTGGCCAAGGTTCGTGCATTGGTATTCTAAACATAATACTTTCTAATGGTGTGTCAGAAGTATAACGCTGTCCTACCCATTCTGCTTCGGCAGGATTTACAACAATATTACCAGTCACGCCCAAGGCTAAAGTTGGTGTTGCTGCGGTTGCTTTAGTTGCTGCACCTGCAGAGGGTGCGGCTGGTCCGTTTAAATCTATTTGGCCGCCGCTAAAAATTAAGTTTGCTGCGCCCCAACTTCCGTCGCCACCTGCTGTGACTTGCATAGCTGTACCTGATTTAATATCCATACTGGTCCCAGATTGCATATTAACGCTTGTTCCTGCTTTAATATGTGTATCCAAACTAGACTGAACATATGTACTCATTATGCTTTTAAAATTATTATTCATCACTGTGGTTATGTGATTGTCCTGCAAAGTAGCAATATGCAGTTCACCTTCGGTAGTAATCTTTGTATCGCCTTTGACAAAAAATCTAGTATTTTCTTCTGTATCAACTCTAAAATTTCCGCCGCCGTCGGGATGTACTGCCGAGGCTTTCATATTGATATTTCGACCAGCTTCTATGTTTACATCGCGATCAGCGTAAAAATTAAAATCTTGTTTAGTGTGAATACTAATACTGTCTTCAGCAAAAATATCTATTTTACCATCACTGCTCAATTCTATCCAACTAGTTCCTCTGCTGTTACCGATATAGATTAAATCTTCTGAATTGTGTAGGAGTAATTGATGACCAGTTCTAGTTCTTAAGCGGATATACTCATCTGCTGGGATTTCAGGTTCACCACTGTCACCATCTAATAAATCAGCATAGTCCGGTGGACCTTCGCTAGCATTAGTTCTGCGTTGATAACGATCGTCACCGTCATCCATTACAAACTGACTGCCGCCCAATCTACTTACTGGTACTGGAGCAGGGCTTTGGCTTTCAGTCTTACCTATAAATGCTTTTTTGGCACCATCTCTACGATCAAGAGGACCAGGTGTTAATATTCCGTAGACACTGCTAGGAACATTACGTCTACTAGTTGTATACGAAACTCCACGAATATCATCTTCAAGTGTGCCTTCTTCTAAAAGATGGTCAGCAAAAGGATGTACTGGTTTTCGAACTTTATCAACTTCGGTGCCGTTTTCTAGATCGTCGGCATAGGCTCTTCTGTTTAATTCTGCTACTGGTACTGATGAAGTATCATATAATTCTGCTTCGCCTTCTGCAAATGCCACACTAGAACTAGTGGCAATTGCTGGAACCATATGATTACTAAATCTATCGGGTACACAGCCCATCCAGTATCCTTTACTTGGATCACCGTCTATAAAAAATACCATTACTGTTACACCAATGTCTGGTGGCACAAAAAACATTCCATAACTTTTTTGTGTGTCGTTATAATCGTCTTTGTTAAGGCCTTGAAATTCAAAAGGTGTTGCGCCAAAAAATGGGCTACAATATCTTACTCCGTGTGTCTCTGTAGCGGTACCTACAGTATTACCATCTGAACGTAGTAGTGTAACTTCTAAGCCGCCCATAAAACTAGGATCTAAATGACCTACTACTTTGGCCAAAAAAGGGCCGCCAGTCATGTCGCTGGGTTTGTTGGCTGCTTCTCGTTTAATCTGTGCCATTTTTTATCCCATAAAATCGCCGAGGTCGGCATTGTTTTGTGCTATTTCTTCATCAGTTAACGGATCTCCAGTAGGACCTAAATCACCAAAAATTAAATTTAAATCTTCTGCATCGTCTCTGTATTCAGGTGCTTCGCTGTTTGGACTTGTACTGATAACATCAGCTAGGCTTACATCGTTGGCAAAGAATTTCTTGTCTACTTCATAGCCGCCGCCTTCAAAGTCTTGAGCCTGGTTAGGTTGACGTGTACACTCTAATACCTGTGTAAACTTTCCATCTCTAAAACTGTTGGTACAATTAATTACCTTGTATATTCCGCTGTAGGGATTAATTCTACCTTTAGGAAAACTGTAAAGACCGCCTACACCGGTTGTTCCTAATAACGGTTCGATTGGGGTAGCAAATATTATTCGTATATAGGTATCCGTTCCTTGATAGTTTAAGCACTGATCTCCATCTATAAGAGCGTAAGGACCTTTTTCAGGACCTTCTTCTGATCCATAAAAATCGCTGATATAATTTCCCATACCGCTGTCTGTGATCCAATAAGGATCGCCTATTACTTCTAGATTTACCTTCATTAGATCACCAGTACTACCTTGCATCAAAATCTTATTCATCATCATCTGTGCAACTTTTTGTGGTACGGTAACTGCACCGTAACCACCTTTAGTAGTTACCTTGGTTACTTCCATTGATTTATGTGCAGGTGCATCTCCCTGGGTAGCTTGATTTCTAGGATCGCTTTCTCTCGAACTTACATCCTGCTGACCAGGATCTTCTGCGGTGCCAGCTTGTGAAGGATTGGCTTCTGATTCTGTATTTTCTAAAGGAGTAGGATTTGTACCACTTTGAAATAATTGATTAATCTGGATATCAAATTTTATTACATTATTGTTTTTACCGGTATAGATATAATTGTACTCTTTGGCCACTAATCGATTTAAAGTTTTGTAACCTGGAGGATTAGTACCCGGAGCCCTAAACACACTAGAGTGTACATAGAAAGGCATAACTCTAAAAATATAGGTTCTCTGTCTAGCGGCTCGCTGCACATCAAACTCTCCTATTTTGATTTGTACATCGATCCTAAACCATTTAATACGACCTGCACTATCTAATTTACTAGGATCAAGAGCATTCTTAGCATAATCCGAACTTAATATTATTTGGGTAATAACGTTCTGTACAGTAGATCCTTGAGGGAATTGAAATTCTCTCTGCTTGGGATCAATCTTTAGTGAGTTCCTGGTTATAAGTCCAGTGGCCTCATCTACAACATCTCCCTCAAATCCAAACGCAAGATTTCCCCCCGATGACGGGCCAAATCCTAGACTAGCTGATCCGATCTCACCTAGACCAAATGTGAGAGTCTGTTGTCCCTGGCGTCCTACCAATGGGCTAGAAGCAGGCTCATCTGGATCTACTGTGGCCTGTACCGCTTCGTCGGGTATTTCTCCTTCGCCAGGTAATCCCACCTTATCGGACCAATTCTTTGGAAACACTACTACATATTCATCGGCGGTATCTTGTTTTTTAGGAACAAGTTCTTTTTGTGCTTCGTTGAGCACTTTGCAAAGACTCATATTTCCAGATACCAACATCTCTTTGATGTTCTCACCTCTAATTTTAATATCTTTGGTTATTTGCTGTGCTACGTTAGTGAAGCCGGTATGATTATATGGAGCTGCTTCTACTTTGTAATTTGTGCCGCCTTCATTAGTTGAGAATGTAACTTTTTTAAATTGTATAACAAAATATTTTGTTAATAATTTTGAAGCTGTAAACATTTGCCCATTGTCTCGGTGTCCAACAAATTCTAATATTAATACAAATGGGGTTCCAATATAATTAGGATAGCCAGCGTTGAGGGCAGCTGTCTGAACACTTTGAACAAAATATCCCATTGAGTAAGGTTCGTAGACATCAAAGGTCATAGAAATATTATTTGTTACTCCGGTCTTTTCAGTAGCCGCAGTAGTCATCTTCATTTCAAAATTGTTTACAAAATATTCAGGTGCCCCAACAACTGTCTGAGTTCGTTGACTATCATATCTTCCGGCCGAAGAAAAAATTATGTTATCTAAAGAAGCTCGATTATCTCTATAAAGATAAGGATTATTATATTGATCAGGAGTTATTGCGGCAAAGGTCCATAGCGGAGAGTAGGTTGCAAATTGATCTAATATGTTTTCGTAAGGAGGTCCGCCTGGTTTACTAGGAGCAGCCATACCAGTCAAAGACCAATAGTCAACTGCTATAGCAGCACCTTCAGGTGTATCTATATTAATTGTTGTAGTGGCTTCTTCTTCGCCAGTGGTTACTGCGGCTGATCCTCTAGAGACATTTAGTTCTTCTGAGCTAGGGAAACTAAAATCTCCTTCTCCGTAAAAATCTTCCATATTAGATTCCTAGGTAACTTATTAGATTAGATTTTTTTGGGACAAAAATAATTAAGCCAGGTTCAAAATCATAGATAGGATCTTTAATTACATCCATATTTCTTTGAGTGAAAACCCACCATAACTTAGGATCTCCATACAGGTCGTAGGCTAATAAGTCGGGGCGATGACGATATTGATTTTCAATAGCATATCGAAAATCATCTTTCTGTGCAGGCACAGGACGAATAGTAATAAGATCAAGATACAGTCTGTTCTGTCTGGTATTGTACCAAGGACTTGACTTTCCGTACTTTACAGCGTTACCTTTGACTGCCATTAGATATATCCTTTGGTGTTTAGTAGTCCCTTAGCGTAGTCTTGTAGACTAAATTCTCGTAATCTACTTCTGTTGTATATTGGACTTACAGTAACTGACACTGTGCTAAGGATAGGTACCCAAGTAGGACCTTCACCGTATTTTCCGCTAACTTTGATATAATTTACATCGTCGGGCAAGTCCATGGTAAAAGATTTAATAATTACCGGAATACTATTGAGAACCCCCGGACCATAACCGCTTAGATTACATATCACTGGAGGATTACCTGCATTGTCGCTAGCGCCATAAAACATTTTTGTAGCACTCTTAAAGAATGTTGTTGTTTCAAGCCAGTAGGCAGCATCTGATTCAGTTTCGCAACTAAATTCTCCGCTGATTTGTATGTCTTCGACCACACTATTTTTATAAGCGTTGAAAGGATAGTTACTGTGTACTGGATCAATAGGCTGATAATTTGCCTTGGTGCTAATAGAAATTTTAGGCATATATGGCCAAACAACTCCATTAGTTTCTTGAAGACGTCCAAATGCTCCGCCAAACAGACCAAAATTACAATTAATCCTTACACGCCAGTCTTCTGCATTACCTGGTTGCAATTCTACAAATGAGCCTGTTGCTGAAAATAATTCAGCATTACTGGGTAAATTTCTACCCCGGAAAAGGCTAAGTACGTTATTAAGCTGTCCAGCTGCGGAAGATATAGCACCTGCTATACTGCCAATAGATCCCACTGCTCCACCAATGCCTAGGCCATTAATAGCTCTACCAATATCGCCAGCTGCATTACTAATTCCGCCAATGCCTTTTAGAGCAGTACCAATGTCACCAAAGCCCCCAACCGACATTCCGTTGAGTGGAGATCCTATACCGCCGCCGAGTCGGCTAACAGTTTTGCTGATGTCATCTAGACCTTTGCTAACACTAGCGCCAAGTCCAGAACCAAAATCACCAGTAAATTCGCCACCGCCAAGCCCTCTGGAAACACCGCTGGCAATGTTGGTCACAGAACTAATAGCACTCTTAGCAGAGCTAAGAATTGAGGAGAACGGATTGAGCGAAAGACCCATAAAATATATTCCTTTTAGTCTATTTATTCTTGACAAAATGTGCTATTATATAAGTAACGGAGAACCCTATAACTATGACAATCATATCGCAACCGCCTAAAATCAAGTACCTAACCAACAAAGATCTATTAAAAGAAATACATTTAAGTAAAAATACCTACTGTACTTTTACAAGTCCCGAATATTGTGATTACGATTTAATTCTGCCAAATCTCAGCAAAATTAATGTTCGTACTGTAGCAGAAGCAAAAAGAAATCGAGCAACAAAACTTTCAAAACAGGCACACGAATCAGCTGTGCTTATCGGCGGTAAAAAATTATCCGCTAAAGAATTTGAAATAGACTATAAAAAAATTAACAAGACAGATGT